AAAGCGACATCCCCAACACCGAAGAAGACGTTAGTGGTGACGCGGACGGCACCCAGACTGCCAGCGGTGAAAGCGAAGGCGACATTGCGGTATCCAGTGAAAGCGAAGACGCTTCCCTGGATGTAGGTATCACGACCCCGGAAGACGAACTCACCGAAGAAATGGACCAAGTCGCCAAAGACGGCGACCACTTTGAAAAGGTAAGCGAATCCCTGGAAGCGTACCAAGCGCTGATCACCCAAGCGATGGACGGCGGTAAAGGCATTGACCCAATCACTGCTGAGTCGATCCGCATCGGCCTGGAACACATGGACGAATCCTTTGCTGGCGATCAGTTGATCCCCGCTATGGAAGCGTTTGGTCAAACCAGCTCCCGTCAATACGCCACCCACGTTTCTCTGGAAGGAATCCAGTCTGGCTTTAAAGCGACCATAGAAGCCGGCAAACGGGCGATGTTGAAACTGTTTGATATGCTGTACGAGCTGTGGACGAAGCTGACCGGTGGGGTTGAGCGTGCCAAGCAACGCGTCACCAAAATCGAAGACGCCATCGGGAAGCTGAAAGAAGACAGCGTCGGCTACGCCAACACTACCGTCAAAGGCAAAGCACGTTTGTCGCGCGGTGTTGAGTTTGTTGGTAATGACATTGGCGCCATCAAGCAGGTGGGTGAAGTGGCCGATTACATGTACGGTGCTTACCCAGCAGCGGTCAAAGGACTGATCAAAGATACCATTAAGGTGTTCAAGGACACCGAAAACCCGATACTTAAAGGGGAGGATGAAATCGACGCCATTCGTGGTCGGATGGTACTTGAATTCTTGGAACTACCCAAGAAACATTTCAAACCGCTGCCGGGCTCCACCGTAGCTGACAAGAAGGAGCTTCCTCCGTCAATTGCCAAATACGACGGTGTTACCCGCTCACATGTGCTTCCAGGTAATTTCGCCATGATGATTTACCTGAAACCAATAGCGATCGGCGGTAATCAAGATGATAATGCTAAACTCATGGTCGGTACAGCGTTCGCTTTCCATCGTGTGTTTAACGTCGAATTTGGTCGTTTGAACGTAAAACCCGATACTAAAAGCGAAGAAACGTACGGTATTCCCGATAAGAAGGACCTTGTTACCACCAAAAATGAGATCGGCAAAGTGCTGACCCGTCTGGATAAAGCGTCTGCTGTTGAAAAGGAATACAAAGACATTAAGAAAGACATTAAAAGGCAATATGACGGTGTGGTCTATGCAACCTCCAACTACGGCCAACGTGGAGACGTGATCAATAAAATCTTCCATCCGGGACTTCGCGCACTCAATTCGTTGGTCCGTACGTTGGTTCATCCAGCAGGGCAATTTAACGGCTACGTGGTTTCAACCATGCACGCTTACCTGTCCGTGTTGGAACACAACGTGAAGGAATTTGCCAAAGCATCCAAACCGCCGGAGGTGAAAGAAGGCAAGTACCGGAAAGACCAGAAAGCACTACCGGCCAGTTAATCTGGCGTAACGACATATTGGCGCCCTTCGGGGCGCCTTTATGTTCTCAATCCACGTTGAACCACGATTGACCACTGGTCGCATGACCACAACTGGCCAAATCCCCCGCTCGACACACCGGAATACCATTGATGGTCATCACACTGGACCCAGAGGTCATGGACGGGGCTGCGTGGGGTGACTTACCGTGACCGGCAACTGCATCACCGACCACCGCCACCGGGGCCCCATCCACCGTCATTACACTTTGACCACCGCCATTGATGACACCACCGGCGGCGTCGACACCTACCAAACTGATCCCAGGCATACTCTACCCCTTCTTCACGTTGAAACTACCGACTTCCATATTCATGGCCGGTGCTTTGAAATCCACCCCAGCGGGGGACATGCCCATGGTAGAGCCCCCACCGGTCATGGCGATACCGGCCGGCGTCACGTTCAAACCGTTCCCCCCACTGACCAACGCCGCACTGACTTGACCCATCACCGTCGCGGTCTTCATGGCCGTGACGCTGGCCATCTGTTGTGCGGTAATGGAGTAGTTCATCCCAGCGGTGTGGTTGCTGTTGTTCCCAGCGGCGGTACTGATGTCCATACCCGCTTGCAGGTCAAAGTTTACCCCTGCTTCATAATTGATGTTCATCCCAGCGGTGACATTGATGTCGTTGACCACATCAATGTTCATGTTGTTACCAACCTGCAGGTTGACGTCGTTGTCCACCAACCCGTTCACATCGTTCGGAGCATAGAAGTTGATGTCCTGTCGATTCAACTCCACCATCGTTCCTTCGATGTTCTCCAGATGAATGTTGGTGTGGGCACTGTCCAACAACACGTGGTTTCCCACATCGTCCGTCAGGAGGACATGACCGTCACCGGTATTGAATTGGAACGTGTAACGGAACGGTTCCCCATTGGCTTGTGACGTGCTCATGGTGATGAGCTTCTTGTGGGTGGAGACTTCAAAGAAATACGAGGTGTCGTAATCAATACCTTTGTCGTTTTCATTGGATGTGCCGTTGAACGCCCAGATCACCGTTTCAAGGCGTCTTAGGTTGTCTCTCAGACCCATACACCGCCAATAGAACTTGTCCGTGTCGCCCAGTCGGTAGATCTCAATCAACTCACCACGACGGATGTCAGGCGGTGTCACGCGATTGGATGCTCCAGGGTACCATTCAGCTGTGACTGAGTTGTCCATGGTGACCTTGACTTCGTAACTGTTCCCCCGACTGTCTATGCCCCGAACCACTTGTTCTTGGGGGTCGAAGTTGATCTCCCCATCCACCGCCGACAACATTTCGATGGGACACACGTTGAGATGCCGGGTATCGAGGGGTTTGTTCTCGGCCGCCACACCGATACTGTAAGAATGCAGCTGACTCATTTGCATGCAGATCTCCTGAAGTTCTACTGAAGGGTCTTTTCCTATAGAGATTAACCGCCAAAATGAAGACTTGCTTACTATGCGCATCACATACTTGCTTTTAGAAAAATACAAACGGTTGATGTTGTCGAACATTCAGCGGTTTGAGTACCGACCCAAACAAGACCTGCAATTGTTGATTGGCAGTAACGGGTCCGGGAAATCCTCGGTGTTGGAAGAACTCACGCCCATTCCAGCTCACCACAGTGGCTTTGTAAAGGGTGGCCGCAAAGAGATCCGTCTGACTCATCACAACAACGAGTACACGCTGGTGTCGGATTACACCGGCGGCTCGGGGTCGCACTCGTTCATAAAGAACGACGAAGAACTGAACAAAGGCAACACGTACTCGGTTCAAAAGGAACTAGTGTGGGACGAGTTTGCTTTGAACCGGGAAATTCACAACCTGTTGGTGGGGATCACCCCGTTCTCCTCATTGTCCACAGCCAAACGCCGAGAGTGGCTGACGCGGATGGCCCCGGTCGATTTGTATTATGCCTTTAAAGTGTATTCTCACGCGAAGACCGCCCATCGGGACCAACAAGGGGTGGTGAAACACCTGACCAAGCGCATGGGGCAAGAAAACCACGATTTGCCGGATGACAACGTCTTGAACCACCACCGGCAACGGATCAGTGAGCTGACCAAGAAACTCGACCGATTGTTCGAGGAACGCAAAGCTGGGGTGGAGTCTCGCTACCGTAACGAACACGACGTTCAAACTCACCTGAAGACCCTGACCGATCGCGCGGCGAAGCTGTTGCGTTACCAACCAGCCGATCCCCCGGAAGGGTTGGAAGACGGCGATGCGTTCGACGCCCATCTGGCCGAACAACAAGCTGAGTACCAACGCCAGCAGGCCCGTCTGGAACGGATGACCGAGGAGCATCAAAAGCTCAACGAACAGGCCCCGAACCGGGATCTGGAGTTGGATGAGAATCAGATCAACGACCTGCGTCGGCAGTTGAGGGAGTTGGAAGGACAGATCGCCACCGTAAAGGCGAAGACCAACAACACCGGCGGGTACTTCCCGTTGATCACCATTCCAGCCCACCGCCAACCACGACAAACATTGAACCACATCTTTGACGAATGGTTGACGTTACTGCAAAGCTTCCCCGACAACAGTGAGGGACGGTTCAGTCAGGAGAACGGGGCTAAAGCGCAAGAGCGTTATCGACAACTGGAGAAACAACACACCCAACTGGACCATCAACAAAACAGCGATGCCCAACGTCTTGCTCGACTGAAAGGGTGCGACACGGTCCATTGCCCAAACTGCGAGCATCGGTTCCAACCCGGTGTCAACCCCGGCGAAGTGAACCGCCTTCAAAAAGCCATGGACGAACGCGGTACCCAGTTGGAGGAACTGGACAAAGAACTGGTTAAGTACAAAGAGTATTTGGAACAATTCAGTGATTACATGACGTACGTCCGTGCGTTTCAAAAACTGGTCACCGAGAACCAAGTGGCCCAACCGGTTTGGGACGTGTGTCTGGAAAACAAGGTCATGTTCCGGCGTCCTAAGGATTACATCACCAAGGCGATGCAATGGAAGGACCAAATGGACACCGCCATTCAACAGGCGGAGTTGGAACAGGAGGCGGACGTCATTCGCCACCGTCTACGATACGTGGACGCCATTGACCGTAATGCATTGACTCGAACCGACCGCCAACGCAAACATTTGGAGCAGGAGATTGAAAACACCACCCAACTGCTGAGGACGTTGGGTAAAACCATTGGGGATTTAGAGTCCCACAAGAAGACCCGCCTGAAGTTCAAAGAAGCCCTGACGCAAACCACCACCGATCTTCAACGGTTCTTTGAAGACATGGACACTCACCGTGAGTCGCTGTACCAAGACGCGATCTCCGAGGAAACCCGACACCTGCAGATTCAACTGGCGCAGGAACAAGAATCGTTGTCTCGGGTGGAAGTCCGCGAAGGGGTACTGCGGGAAATTCAAACCCAACACGATTCGAGTGTGAAAGCCCAGAAAGAATACCAGACGTTGGTCAAAGCCCTCGGTCCGACCGACGGGTTGATCGGTCGGTATTTGATGGGGTTCATGCAAGTGGTGGTGAAGCTGGTGAACAGCGTCATCGAGGAGATCTGGACCTACCCCATGCAGGTTCTACCATCCCCCATGGAGAAGGACGAACTGACCTACAAGTTCCCCCTAGATGTCAACAACGGGTCAGTAACTGCCCCCGACATTGGGTTGGGGTCGTCATCACAACGAGACATCACCAACTTCGCGTTCAAACTACTGGTCATGAAGTTCTTGGACATCACCGACTACCCACTGTACCTGGATGAGTTCGGTAGCACGTTTGACGAACAACATCGTCAGAACCTCATTCCCGTATTGAACCGAATGATGGAACTGGGTCAGGTCAATCAGATCTTTTACATCTCCCACTTCTCCTCGGTACACGGGGCCTTTAACCAAGCTGAGATCTGTGTCTTGGACCCCAACAACATCACCGTACCGCAGAAGTACAATCAACACGTTACTATTGCTTAAGGAAATAACCCATGTCAGACGATACCTTTGAACCCACCGACGCCCGTCGCATCATCGCCTCCCATTCCGGGAAAAAAGTAACCCTGACTCGGGTATCGCGCCCGACTCAGGAACGTCCCCACATGGTGCGACAAGTGTCCCCCAAAGCACGGTTCGTTCCCGAGGCGTTCGAGGGAATGGAAGACGAGGCAGCAAACAACATCAAACTACTGTACAAAGAAGCCGGGATTGCGACCAATGGGAGTGCGGCCTACGACCTCCGGTATGTGGGAAAAGAACCACTGATCCTTCAACCCGGTGAGATGAAGGTTGTGCACAGTGGGTTGGCCATCCATCTGGATAACCCCAACCTCGTGGGTCTAATCACACCCCGCAGTGGATTGGGTTGTAAAGGTGTGGTCTTGGGCAATCTGGTCGGAGTCATTGACTCGGACTACCAAGGTGAGTTGAAGCTGGCGCTGTGGAACCGTCACGAACAAGAGACTGAGACGGTACTGGAGATACAACCGGGTGAGCGTGTTGCTCAGTACATCGTCACGCAGTGTTTCCAAGTCAACCCACAGTGGGTGACCGACTTTGACAATGAAACTGAACGCGGTGAAAACGGCTTTGGTCACAGTGGTACCGTGTAAGCACTAACCGACATAATGGCTCCTCCCCTAGGGGAGGAGTGCTGTGCCGTCAATACCGTTCGATGCCTAACAGGCGGGTATACGCCTGACCTTCGGCGTGCGGCCACGCTGGGTACCGTCCAGCATCCACCCGTTCGCCCGAGGCCCACGGCTGTCGGTAGAAATCGTAGTTATGCCGACGGTTGGGGGTGGTGGCGATCACGGTGACACCATCTTCAAAGATGGGGTGGTATTCCAACGTCTTACCGTACGCCCCAATTACCGGGTACTGGTGGTTTTCGGTGTGGCTGTAATACCGACCTGGGTAACCACTTTGTTCCAACGGCTGGAGTTCGTGGAAAAATCTTGGTGCATCAACCACCACAATGAAACTTTGGGGAAGTGTCAGAAAGGCCCTGAGGACGTCGTCCTGGAAGAACTGATCAACGCTGACCAAGGATGGGTTGTCATCGTTTACGTCCAGTCCAAGGCTGCTGAAGTCGATGTATTCACGACTATCGTAGTAGCGCTCCAATAGTTGAAGCTGTTCCAGCTGGATGCGATAGGTTCGGTCGCTTATTCGGGTGTAGGTCTTCCCAAGAACTTGCAAATAACCACCAACCACCAGCAAGGTGGTTTTGTTTTCCAAATTCACCGCGTCGGGGATTGTGACATACGCACCTTTACTCAACGGCACGCCGCCCTCATTGCCCGTTACCATGTCAGGTGTGATCGGCAGGCAATGGATCTCACCAACGTCCTCAAACGACAGCAACCCGATTTGATTGTCGTTGGCGTGACGAAGGCTGTGGTTTCCGCCCAAAATGTAAACCCCGTGTGGGCCCCAGTCGGTCGGGTGGTAAAACCCGTTGACACTGAACAACGCGTGTCTGCCTAAAAAGGCCGTGTCAACGTCGTCCTTTTGTACTTTGAGGTCGGCCTTGTCGAAGCGACTCCCGCCCTGGGGTGTCGTTCCTGGGTTCCCAACCGGGGTAAACGTATACCCGGCGTTCCACGCATGAACGTATTTAACGTAGTCTGGATGGAGACGCGGTATGTCTCCACGGAACGGGAGCGTCTGGTTACCAACTTGGGATAACCACTCGGTCAACGTAAGGCTGTCTGGGTCATCGTACGTTTCTTGTACCACGTCCTGATAATACAGTGCCCGAGGTGCGTCAAAACTGTAATGGTCGATGAACAACCAGATCTCATCGTAGTTGGTGCGGAGTTGTTGCAACGTTGAATTGGAGAGGTCTTTCTTCTCCCACCGGTCATTGCGGCGATCAACGCGCACATGTGCACTGTGTAGGCTGTACATAACTCTATCCTCGTTTAAGGCAATAAGCGTCAATCTTATGATCTCAAACCATTGATCAGCCTACCAGCCCAAACGCCACGTAAAGGAGAGGTTATGGCTACTGTAAACACAACCGGTCTGTATGAATTTGATCCATACGGCACCAATCCTGATAATAAAATACCGGGTGAACTGCAGTCACTGCAAGTCCCCGGTCGGGACGACTACTATTTCATCATCCCAAAAGCGGCCCCGTTCTTTGTCGACGGTTTTGAAATTGTGGACCACGACACTGGTCGTCCATACCTTGAAGGGCGTGATTTCCTGTTCGGGCATTATTTCCCAGAAGGGTCGGACGCAACGGGTAAGGCCCTGGCCGGGTCGTTGCGATTCCTGAGTCGCGACATCACCGGCATCGTCCGAATGACATACCAGACCATCGGTGGCCATTGGGGTTTTGACGATCAAGCTGTGTTGGAGGAATTGTCCAACAAGGCAATCAACCCACTGACGCGAGCGTGGAGTCAGATTGACACATTGCCTGCGTTGTTCCCACCAATACCGCACGACCAAGGTACGGGAGAACTCATTGGGTTTGAAGAAGTGGTTGAGGCCATTGGGGACATTGAACGGGCATTGGGTGACACCGAAGCTGGAACCGTAACCGACCACATGAACAGTCGGGAAAACCCACACAACGTCACCAAGACGCAGATTGGGTTGGAGTTTGTGCAGAACTACCCCATGGCTAACCTAGCGGAAGCGGCGGACGGTCTTCGGAGCGATCGGTATATGTCGCCAAAGACGACCGATGCGGCGGTTGTGTCGGCGGTTGATCGTGAGATTGAAAAACACCTGAATGTCGATAATCCCCACGGCACGAATAAAGCCGATGTCGGTTTGCCCCTGGTTCGGAACTTTGGGATCGCCACCGAATCCACCGCCTACAACGCGACACGTAACGACCAATACATGACACCGTACTTGGTTGGCGTTGTGCTTCAGGCTTTGAAAAGTGAAGTTCTCGACCCGCATTTTAACGATACCAACAACCCGCACAACCTGACCGCAGCCGATATTGGTGCGATCAACATGGAAACCATTACCGCCCTGTTGGAAAACTATCTGTTAACAAACGGCACCGCTTACGACACCGCCCGGACGTTTGGGATGAACCTGGAAGGACTTAAGCAGGAAATCTTGCTGGGCACTGCCGCGAATTCCGAAATGCTGGAAGGACAAACTTACGGGGAAATCAAAGACGACCTGTACACGCAGTTTGTGTACTTCACCACCTACACGTGGGAATACACCACCGGCGATTACTTGGGTCGTCAGGAACACCTCCCGTTTTACACCATGACGGAAACCACAGAACCGCTGGTATTGATCGGGAACGTACTGGGCACCGAAGGACGCCGGGCGTTGGTGAACATTGAAGTGGACTGGACCACCGAGGCGGTGAACATCACCACCCTCAACGGGATTCCCCCACTGAAAGATTTTGCCATGCGGGTTATCGGGACTGGGGCCGATAAGGCCATTGAGTTGTCCTTGGATGTTCACGAAGTGCCCGTTACCCCAATCACGTTCATCCCCGTTCATCAACCCGACGGTCAATTCCTGCCCGATCCATCTAGCGTTGGTCCAAACCATGGGAACGGACGTACGGCGGTTCCGGCAGTTGGTGCCGGTGCACAAGACGTCACCGATACATTGATCGAGTCCTTTAATGCGGCGTCCGATCAACTGGAAGCTTAACCGGAGGTTTTAAATGTCAGTCATTGTCAATAAGTACCCATTGGATCTGACGGGTAAACGTCCGGACAACTATATTCCGGGCGAGCGTCACGATCTGGATGCGGCAGTCACCACGGGTAATTACCGTGTGTTCGTGCCAAACTACGGTGGATTCTACACGCAGGACATGGTTGTCCGCGATGTGTCGGGTACCCCGTTGCGTAAAGGGGAGGATTACATCGCCACATACCTCTATGAACGACCGACCCTGAGGAGCGGTCTGGAAGTGTGTGGTGCGGTTGTTATTGTTAACCCCAACGTGTCCACCACAGTGTTCATGGACTACCAAGTGGTGGGGGGCGACTTCGCGGTTTCCACCGACGCCCTGCAGCAAGTGCTCAACACTTTGGCCGAAGAAGATCGGCCGGTTGAATGGGCCAACATCATTGGAAAACCGAACGAGTACCCCGCCGCTGGACACCTACACGCTCTGTGGGAACTGTACGGATTCGAACCGGTTGTCACCGAACTGGAACGGATTACCCAAGCGATCATGGCAGGCGATCAAGCCCTGCATGATGAAACCCGTGCGTACGCTCTTACGCTGTTTGAAGAAGCCGGTGAAGCGCGGGACGCGCTGGAACGTCGCTTGGTTGACCACATGGAAGACGGGACCAATCCCCACGACGTGACGAAAGCACAAGTTGGGTTAGGTGACGTTGAGAATTACAAGATGGCCACCGATGTCCAAGCGGCCGCCATGGACGTCAAAACGCGTTACATGTCACCCCATGCGGTGGGCGTGGCCCTAGCCACACACGCCAATCCGAACGTGAATCACCACGACGGTCGGTACGTGAGAATCAGTACCACCGAAGAGACAAGCTTGCGGGTAAACAACAATCGACTTCAAGCCTATGTTAATGGCGGTTGGAAAACGATTTGGCCGGCACAGTGGGTGTAAACCCACTGCTGCTTTTTTTTACTTGGTGGCCTGATCGTATAGTAGTGACATTCATTCGATTTTAAACGAGGACGTACCATGCGTGAATTGATGGTCTACCTGAAAACTACCGAAACCTGTCAGTTAAACTGTCAGCACTGTTTCACCAGTGGTACTAACGGTAAGAAAGGATGGTTTGATCCCGAAGCCACCGTTGACTTCTTTAAACGATTGAAGCAGCAGTTTCCAACGTATCGTTCCGCCAACATCTCGTTCCATGGGGGCGAGCCGATGCTCTGTCCCTTGGAGAAAATGGAATACGTGTTCGACGAGCTTGACGGTTTGTGGGACAACTTGAGTTGGGGGATTCAAACCAACCTTACCTACAAGCTGACCGACGAACGTTTGGCGTTCCTCAAGAAAGTTTCCGGCACGTCCATCGGCACGTCATGGGACTACAGCATCCGGTGGCAAGGCAACCGGAATCAAGAAGCTCTGTGGGAAGAAAACGTCCGTCGCCTGGTGGCAGAAGGCATCGACGTTACGGTCATGATTTGCGTATCCAAAGACTTGATGGAAGTGGAACCCATTGACGTCATCAACAAGATGATTGATTTAGGGGTAAACTTCATCAACTTCGAACGGATCACTGAAAACGGAAACGCCCGTGAGAACACCGGTATTTTCCCCACCAACTTGGAACTCGATGCGTGGTTCCTTAAAATGTGGGAACAAACACTGGAACATAAAGCGTACGAACGAATTCTGAATATGTTCGTTGAGAGTCTACTGACCAGTACCGTCTTTAATACGTTCTCTGGATGCCGCAGTCGTGAGTGCGAGCAGAAGATCCTCACGTTGAACGCGGACGGGACCATCGGTGGTTGTCCCAATGGCGCCCCGGAAACAACCTTCGGACGTCTGGATCAAACCATAAACGAAATCGTATTTTCCGAAGGTCGTGGTTGTAACATCGCCAATGAAAGTACCTTGAACGAGGTGTGTTACACGTGTGATGTGTTTGATGTGTGTAACGGCGACTGTCACCAACTTAACTGGCATGGGGATATCTGTGCTTCACCCAAATCCATGATGCGGGCAATGAAAAACACCAGCCAGGAGCAACTGCGGGAAGTACTTAATGGATTCATGGGCGACGAAGGCATTCGGTACGAGAAAGAACCGTCGGCACTGACCATCGACCCAAACACCATCCCGATTGTGGAGGTTACCTGACATGGCGGATTTAAAACGAAGTGATTTTCACGCAGCCGTAAATTCTAATATTAACCAGTATGCCAAGGATCAGGCTCGATGGTGGAAGGGTAACGGCAGAAGCGGAAGTTATATGAACAACGGACCCCTGGTGTATTTGTCCCATTTCGATCGTGGGACTTCGGCAGCGACCGGGGATGCCGATGCCAGTAACGTGGTGGCTGTTATTAAAGCCGAAGCCGAACGTTGTACCTCCATGCGGAAAGTGTATACAGCCCGTTATTATTCGGGAAGTTATTACGGAAATGGGGACCGGCGTAAAGTCCGGGGCATTGCGGCCTTGAACTCCAACTACAGCCAGTCCATTTACAGTTTGAAAACGGCAGGTGGGCACCCCAACTACGTGTCCACAAATAACAACGCCGATTGGTCGAATTTGAGTGACCTAATCCAATCCGTTCAAGACGATCTGTACGACAAAATCCACAAAAGCGGTGTTGTGGATTTGTCGGTTTGTCATTCAAAGTGTCATGGTAACTGCCATTCCTCAAGGAATAGACGATGATACGATTACTGAAAAATCTGACGCTGGATTACAGCTTTTCAAGTCCCAGTGGAATGGCTGACCCTAAGGACCTCGTGTATATCAATTACCTGGGGTCTAAAACGTTCTCTGCCGACTCAGAACCTTTAATGAAATACCCCAAGTTAGACGTTCTGTTGGATGCGCCGGGCGGGCTCAATGATTTTTTAGAAACGGTAGTCCTCAGTGGTCGCTCCGTTACTGCGTTTGTGGACGAGATCGATTTAAATCGTTTCTACGTGCATTTCCTCAGAGGGGTGTTTCCAAACATCACACTTGAGAACACACATCGTTTATTGCGACTCACGGTAGTGGATCAGAAACACAGCCAAACAAACCGGTCGACAAAAGTGGCGGTAAATCGGGAGGGCAAGCTTGGTCTTACCTTACCGACCCCAATGCAGACTCGAATTTGGTTTGAAGGAGCAGCCAAACAGAACGAGTTCTCAGACACGGTGAAAGAAAACGTCTCCATTGAATATTTGATGTTAAATGCATTGGCCGTCAACTACGATCCACACGACCCATTCGTGGTGTATTTCCGTGAGCGACTGGATGACCTGTTATGGGACATGCTGACGGCGGATTACACAAAACGACGTCGGAAGTTACTGTTGGGTATCTTTAAGTTAAAAGAAAACTTAGATATCGACATCGACCCGTTTGCCGACGACCTGGAGTCTCAAATCGCAGAGCTGGACGCAAAGCTCGGGCTGGACGGTTCTATTAACGAGAAGACAGCCGCCAATGCACAACGAATTCACAACACGATCGTGTCGATCAACAAAAAGAACGGCATTGTTGAGGATTTTAAAGAGCTTATTGCACGCTTCTTTTTAAACGACCATGGCATCACGCATGACGAGTTTGTTGAACTGATCAAAACCGACCGGCGTCAACCATGGAGTGCTTTATTCGGGCGCAATAAAATGCTGCGTGGTACTGGTTCGCTAATATTCAGTTATCTACACAGTGCTACAGCTGATAAACTCTCTGACATGCGTCTGACAAACACAGAGGAAAGTGATCATGCTTCACTTAATAGATGACATCCGAGCGGACTTTTCATTCACGTCCATCGGACTCAAAAAACCAACCGATACGTTCGTTTATTTAGACGATCGAACGCACACCTCAGGGGATCACCATTTTGAGGGTGTGATGGAGTTTGATGGGTTGAAAGACGCAATGGATCAATTTGGGGATTTACCTACCTTGATTGAGACAGTGTTGTTGCTGGAAGGGGACGTCTGGTTAATGCTAGACCCTGACGACATGTACCAGCTGGTTGTAACACACTACCGTTCGATCTACCCGGAGTTGCCAATCGATGTGGTTCATGCGGTTCTGAGGACGTTTTACATCCACCACCGTTTTGTGCGTGTTAAAGGGTTTGCTTACGACCATTACTCAGAGCAACTCCCCCTGCCGACCTGGGAAGACACGGAACGGCTCTACGCGAACTCCAGACATGGGAATGGGTACAGCAACGAACTCAAGAAACATTTGAGCTATGAGGTCTTGCTGGCACACGCCCTGAGTGTGGACTTCGACAACGACGACCCGTTCGTCACTCAGTTCGCCAAAAACATCGAACGGATGTTGTGGATTTCCTGTGCCCGCGATTTTGTGAAACGGCGGATGACTGCATTCGACAACGGCTTTCAACTTAAACAGACGTTGGATCTCCCGCTCAATTTTGACCGTAACGACATTGAACGTCAGTTAGAGGTTCCGGTGGTGAAACGGTTCTTCAACCCCGACGTCACCTACAAAGATGTTGAGGCGATCAAAGCCGATTACGACTACGTCAGAAAAATGATAGCGAAGGTGGACGCACTGGTGGGTTACGGTGACGCGTACAACCCATCGCTTTTTGATTTCCTAGACCCAGGTCGTTCCTTTACCGGGTCGGTGGTAAAAGGGTTGGTTGAACTCGATCAGGAATCGTTGTGGTCCTTTATGTTTGGCCGGGAAAAACTGACCAAAGACACAAACGGGGTGTTTGTTAACTACCTTTACACTTTGGATCGAGAACAACTGACCCACTTTACATTGAATGGTGCGTAAACATGTTGCATTTGCTGGACAAGGTCTACGTTGATTACGACTTTACTGGAAACATTGGTCGCAACAACCTAATCTACGTAGGTCCCATGGGTATGTTGAAACACACCCACGGTCCGAAACCGCTTTATCAGTTTCCTTCATTGAATACCATCGTTCGGGAATTTGGTGATATACCAACGTTTATCGAATGTTTGACACCCCTCGGACAGAAGACCATTATTTTAATGGACGAAGGTTCGATGAACCAATTGCTGGTAACGTGGCTTCGTTCGGTCTTCCCTAAGATAACCGCCAAAATGGTGCACCGTTTTTTAAAGTTAAACGCAGTGAACCATAAGTACGAACACGGAAGTCGCACCAGTACCAAAGGTTCTCGGAAAGACGGGTTTCGAAACCTCACGATTCCCACGTTGGACGATGTTGAGGGAATGTGGAACGATCTGAAAGCGGTTCCCTTGTCCATGGAGCTCAAAGAACGGGTGAGTTTTGAGTACTTACTGGCACACGTGCTTCTGATGGACTTCCACCCGACCGATCGGTTTGTGAAAGCATTCGTTCAGCGCATGGAGACCATCCTTTGGAAGTCGGTCGCTTGGGATTTTGTTGGTGTTCGGCGGGACTTACTGTACGGCATGTATAATCTGAAAGAGAACTTTGGTTTGGGTGTGGACTTAGAACAAGACGACATCGATGACCAAATTGAAGCCCTTGAGGACACGGTGTTGTTTAACCCAGACAACCATCCTGGGAATGTGGAGTTCATCAAAGACAACCATGCGGCCATCCGTGAAATGGTCGAAAAGGTCCATGCAATGAATGGCACGACTGACCCTTTCTTGAATCAGTTGTTGCGGATTTTGCCCAACGGGGTGTTCACTGAAGTTAAAGCCAAAGAACTGATCGACGAAGACCGGCGGGCGCATTGCAGTCAGATCTTTGGTCGAACGGAGTTTCGGGACAACATGAACAATAACTTCATTGGGTATCTGTACCGTGCCTCCTGGTCCGAACTCGAAAAAATGAATCTTAACGAATGAGGTAATCACATGATCACAGTACCCCTGCCCATGAAAGAACTGCACGAGGTCATCAGTGACAACAGCAAAGTCTATGATGTCGATTACAGCAACTCCAAGATCAAAGGGAAGCCGTTCGTTTTCTATCTGGCCAACCTGAACGTGAAGACACGGATTAATGTCGAGACACTGACCAAAGAAGAACTCAAAGAGCTTCTGGTGATATACATGACGATCAACACACCGTTCAAGTGTGAAGAACTCAACGTCTTGGTCATGTTGACGTTACTGCACTTCATGGAGGGCGATACGTCGGGAATAACCACTTTTGATTTACCCGACGGGTTCTTGGACGAATTCGTTGAGGAGAACCAAGATCTCATGGCTCGGTATTTCCTCTTTTGTTCTTCAATGATCAAATACTGCGACTACATTCGAAGTATCTCGGATGACAAAGAGCCCGACCTTCGCGGTTACGATGGGACCATTGACGACCCGAAATACATTGGGGTGAATGTGGTGTGGCTTTTTGAGATCCCTTCGTTCTTCGAGCTGTTCTTTTCGGCGCGGGACCCTCAGGACTACCCACAAGTGTACTTCCCGGTTCAGTTTGAAGAGTACATGTTCAATGGTAAGAACTTGTTTTACTTCTTCGTGGGTGATAAAGAAAACCCCAACTGGTTGCTTCTGAACAAAACCGCACTGGAGAAATTACATGACTGAGAACATGGAAAATCTGATCCCACTGGTGGAGCTAGTGGAAGCGAAGCGGGGACCGAATAAAGAATTTTTTATCAACTTCTTTGAACGGTGCAACTTGCAATGTGGTTTTTGTTGGCAGGACCATGACGACTGGACAGGGGTTGACCAAATCGTTGAAAAAGCCGAGTTGGTGATCAATAACACAAATGACCACGACTTCTACAGTGTGAATGTCATGGGTGGGGAGTTGTTCATGGACGAACTCCCCGATAGTGTGTTTGACGATTACTTAGAATTCTGCCGTCGGGTTGTGGTGTCGGTGAAACACTGCGAGATAAACTTTGTCACAAACCTGGTGTTCGAGAAAACCGAACGTGTTGTTCGGTTTGTGAAAACGTTGGAAGAAGCACTGATACCTTTTACGTTTTGCACGTCGTACGATGTGTCGGGCCGTTTTAACACAAAAACGTTTGCCACGTTTGAACGAAACCTCGCGGTTTTCAAACCATGGCTTTCCAACATCTCAGTGGTGTTGACGCGCCCCAACATCGAACGGTTCATGCGTCGTCCCGATGTGGCGCTGGATCGCCTGTACAAGGAATACCCGATTTTCTTTGATTACTATTCCCCCGAAGACAACGTCGAGGTACTTCAACCAACGGATGTGGAGCTGGTCGACTTTTACCTATGGTTAAACGAAAACTACCCGGAGAGTCAACCGATCAAAGCCTTTCGGGAGAACCAGCACAACCCAGCAACGTGTCGGAGTTCGTTCATCATCCTACCAACCGGGATGACCGGCTCGTGTAGAGTGTTGGCGGACCGCGACCAGTTTAAATCGGACCCAACTGTTGTGGATAACATCCATGAGTCGGAAGCACGGTTCATTCAGGAACGGGAGTGTTTGAGTTGTGAGTTCTACCAGAAATGCGGGTTGGGATGCTTTCTTCACAGCGACCATGTGAACATCACCAATAAACACTGCGAGTTCAAACGACTATATGGAGAACTCGCGTGAGCATTGAAAAATTCAATTCATTTGAGTTGCAGTTAGAAATACTGGCTGGGTGCGCGTTTAACTGCGTCGGGTGTCACGTCGATCGGGAGTCCCCAAACAAAGCGACCGATAAGATGTATCGGGTAGCCTACGAGTTCTTAGAACAAGTCGACCCCTACGCTGTTGTGATAGGGAGTACCGACATCTTCACCGCCACCAATACCCTGGAAGTCTTAAACGACATCCGGTTGACCGAACTGATAAAACGGTTTGACCGACTGGTGGTTAACTCCACCATGGTGAAGCCGAACACGGCTGTACTGGACGCCATTACACGCTTGGGTATGAAGGAAGTTCAAGTGAACATCGTGATTCCCGAATCGAAGAACTTAAACGAGCGGTACAACACTGTGGTGTCCGAAAAGGTCCGGGAAGTAAAGGAGCGCTTTCCAGATTTGATCCTACATCCGCAATTGAACCTGAGCGGTTCATTGACCGTTGACAACTACGAAGAGTTGAACGATTTCTACATACGTCACTACGGACAAGGTGTGGATTTCAATCTGTCGTTTGCTCGCACCAGTTCGGACCCGAATAAGTATCGGGCGGCGTTTGATTGGCTGAAAAAGGTTACGGCAACCACCAGTGCCACCGTTGATGGATGTATGGATGGCCAACACGTGGATGTGGTCAGTCCCCACGACAAGCTGGAACGGGTGATCATTTTCTACGAAAACGAATTCTACGCCATCCCCATCGTTTACGAAGATCTTATTCAAATTCGCGAACGTTATCGGATATCTGGACTCGATGAATACCGTAAGAAATACGATACGGTGGTTTTAGAGCAGTATGCCTACACGGTAAAAACCGATGAGTGCGGTGAGTGTCCATTTCTACCGACATGTCTTGACCATCGTGTTTTGGCGGTTATGGAAGATTACGACATCACCAGCTGTATACTCCCCAAGGAAACCATTGCCAGAGTCAACCAGTGGTGACGGAATAAAACACCCACGGTGCAAGTCCGTGGGTGTTATGTCGACTTCTATTTGTTTTCAACGCATGCGGCCAACTATATAGTCTTTTATTCACAGGTCGGAGACCCGTAATGGATTTGATCATTAAACCAACCGAACTCTGTAACTTCGCCTGCACGTTTTGCAGTTCTACCAGCATTACCGACAACAAAACCGATGTATTAAACCTAGACTACATTGCCCGTTTTCTAGACCGGTTCCCGGAAACTAACACCATCATTGTCAATGGCGGCGACCCATTGATGCTCAAGCCGGATTATTACTGGGACATCCTTAAGCTATTGGAAGAACGGAACATGACGGAAACCATCGTTGGTTTTACCACCAACCTCTGGGATTTCTACAAGCGCCCTGACAAATGGACCGAACTATTCCGTCATCCCCAGTTCTCTGTGTGCACCTCCTTCAACTACGGCGACAGTCGACGTATCAGTAAGAATCGTGTTTTCACCGAAGCCGATTTCTTGGCCATCAGCGACTTGTTTCTTGAACGTGTGGGTTACCGGCCAGACTTTATTTCCGTCATTGACGAAGACAATCGCGATACCGCCATTGACAATGTCCGATTGGCTAAACGTCTTGGGGTGGAATGCAAACTGAATTTGGCCATGGTCAGTGGTCGCCAAAAAGAACCGTTCTTGATCTCCGACGTACACGAACTTTACCTTGAGATCTACGACGAGGGGCTCATGCCGTGGGAGTACAACACCAAACAGATGGTGAACGCCCTTAATAGTTACCACACCACTTGCCCAATCAGCCGTGACTGTGACACCGGTATCCGTAATATTCACCCCAATGGCGAGTACTACAGTTGCGGTTCCTTTGGGGACGATCGGAAGTTCCCCATCGATTTCAATAAAGAGATGGAAAGTGACACCATCGCCACGCCCTTGTCCAAAGAGATCACCATGCGGTCCATGCATGACGGCTGTTTTGGGTGTGAGTTGTTTGCTCTGTGTAACGGCTGTCGAAAAACCATCCGTGACACGCAACAAGCAGGGCTGGTTGAAAAACATTGCACCACAATGACCGCACTCAAACCAAGACTGTTGGAAGCGGCGGAGAAAGAACCATACGCGGTGGGAGGACTGAGTGATAGTATCGATTAACCCGTTGTACCGGTGTAACTTCCGGTGCAGTAACTGTTACCTAACTGAGGAACAGCTTCGGTCACGCGCTTTGTTGGACTTAGAGCAGTTAGACCGACGCTTGGCGGACATACCCGAGATTGACGCGGTTGAACTTTATGGAGGCGAAGTCACTTTATTAGACGAGAGCTATGTTAACGACCTTAAAGGTGTGGTACGTCGGTATTACGACGGTCCGATCTCCGTGACCACCAATAGTTACCAGATGCCGGAATGGATTTATCACGACGACATCGACGTCAACGTCTCTTACGATTTCAATCATCGACCACACCACGAACAGGTGTTCACGAATCTGTTGGTTTTCTCCAGGCCGGTGAACGTTATTGTGTTGGCCACGCCAGAAGTAATGGCCGACGATGTAGACCAACAGATCGAACTAATACGCTCTCTGGTGAATTTGAACTCGGTTGAAATCAAACCTTACAGTCCAAACCAAGCCAACGATCGCGGGAACCGTAACCAAGACTACGTAGAGTACGTCAAACGCTGGATACGCGGTTTCCCTAATAATCGCTTGCGTAACAGCGCCTTGTTGAATGAGGTGGCTGACGGGGTCCGTAATGCCTTCTCCGACGACCACGTGTACATCACGCCCGAAGGAAAGTTCGGGGTGTTGGAATTCGACGAATTCGACCGCGAATACTTTCTCCAGTTGCCGGATTTTAAAGCCTACCAGCAATGGACCAAGAACGAAAAACACAAATTGCTATCAGAAATATGTCGGGCGTGTGAGTTTAAAGGTAGGTGTTTGACCGAACATTATCGACGGAAGGAAGGTCTGGATGGGGAATGTAGTGGGTACAAATCGCTCATCGAGTGGTGGTTGGGTCGAGCGGCTTAAACGCTTTCATCTCAACGGTGTTAAAACAGACTACTTTGGGGGACACTACAACCCATGTGTCATAGTCAGCGCGGTAAAAATGATCAATGGCGACTGTGAGGCCCTTGAATTCCCCGCCAAGAGTTATTTGGTGGGGATCTGCTACGCCGACTACATCGCGCGGTATTTCAACGTGGATTTTTACGAGGTACTTTCCCACCCAACGTTGTTGCACGACGATGAGCATTTCGTTCCATATAACGAGGCGACAGCCCCGGTTTATGAGACGCTACTCCCAATGGTGTTGTCAAACGACTTCCGCACTACGGAGTTGTACGGTGTCATCATCGGGTACTGTGAAGAAGAACTGGGACTGACTGAATGAGGTGATGTATGAGCAGTGAGGCAATGTGGCCAACTTTTATCGAAACCCACGATCTTAGTGATGATTGCGACTTGGATCAGGCCGTGACTGAATGCTTAATGGTGTCCAATACACTTCAGGACAAAAACAACCTACCCTTAAAAGACTGAGGTACACCCGAACTCCACCGTATCCACGAAGAGTTAATCATGCCGTTGTTCTACCAACACTTGGAAAGGCGTTACCAATTCAAACCGGAAGGGGTGTCGGTGGCCAATTGGATCTTCGGTGGGAACGACGGCAGTGGCCTGGAACCCCACATCCATTCGGGTTCGCATTTTACGGCTGTTTTTTACCCAATGGTCGTCGGTGGTAGTATTGTCATGGTGGACCCGCGATACAGTGCACAACGTGGATATCCTCGGGATTTCATCGACGGTCATTTTGGGAAGAAGAAGATCAACCCAACCGCCGGTCAATTGGTAATCATGCCCAGTTTCCTTGAGCATTACGTCACCGGCTTTAAACAGGGACTGCGTTTGTCATTTGTAAACGACATCATTTTACGCACCGACGACGGTGATGTCCATTTCGATTGACGCTTGGCGGACCTTAGGGTCCGTCTTTATAACGTCGTTCCAGACGCATTGACGTGTCTTATCTTATGACAAATTTTATTCATTGGAAGGTAAGCGACGTGAGTGGTATGTCCGTTTCTTTTAATTCTTGATGTCCTGACCTTGGCCCAACCGATTTCATTACGCACATAGTAGTAATACCAAACACCATAATTGTCTGTGAACGTTCATTAACCAGGGAGCTTTACCCAATGGCCGCAATCGATCAGGAGATTATTGGCGTCAGTCGTACCGTCTACGGGACGTACCTTCAGACCATCAAGAATCTCGGACTTCCGTTTACCCTCATTCAAAACACCACGTTGAACGAACGCTTTGACGTCCAGTCGGGTGTTGCACCAGAGTCACATCAAACCCCAAGCATGCGTTATTTGGCCATCGGTAACCTGGGCCACGCCACCGTCAAAGCCGACGACGGTAGCGATGAAACCGTACCGCTGGTTCACCGCGCAACTGACGCCGGTATGTACGGTCAGATCCCGTTTGTGTTGCGTGAGTTGACAAACGATCTGCCGGCGCACGAACGTAGTCGCTACGGTCTACGGGTGTTGGAATCACACAATGGTCGTCAGTACATCGCTTATTACCTGCGTCGGATCAACATGACTCAGGTTACCCCACAGCTCCAGCGAGTTGAAATCATCGACGGTGTTTCAACCGTGGTTCCGTTTGTGCCAAGTACAGACAATCTAAACCCAGCCCGTCCAAAGATCCCCAACAGCGGTATGGTGGTGGGTTCTAACTCGTCCGAGTCCGCATCGGCGGTGGTTACCATCAGCCTTACGCCAAGTGACGTGGCTGAGATCTTGAACGCCCACCGCATCCGAACTGGATCGACTCGTTCACCGGTTATCTCTGAATTGGCGCTGGTCTCCGGGGTGGATAAAGAAGTGTCGGGTAGCAGTGGTGGTTCGGGTAACTTCACGTACCGCGAGGTTATTGCCGCGCAGATCAATGTACACATCTCCACGTACCACGCTTTGGGGTATTCAACCAACGGTGCTGAATTCACCCTTGACGTGGGTGGCGTTGAACCAACCTTGGGTGAAGACGACGTCAATGGTGCCACCATTATCTAAGGAGGCGTTCTATGTTGGTCATGCCACCACAACAAACGCCGTTTCGGGTGCTGGGCATTGATCCCGGCACCACCACCTTGGGTGTCGCGGTACTGACGTGGGACTTTCGGTCTCAAAAATACCGGGTTGAAAACGCGTTTACGTTACAGGCCAACGATCGCCTATTGGGATACCAATCGATCACCGAAGTTCACGGTGGTCGAATCTCGCGCTTTTACCAACAAGCCGACGAACTCAGTTGCATCTTGGCCAATGTCCGTCCCCATGCGGTCATTGCAGAGTCGCCCTACATGGGCCGGTTCGCACAATCGTTCGGGGCGTTAACCGAATGCGTGTTGAACCTCCGGCAAATCGTTTACACCTACGACTGTTTCATGCCGTTGGAACAGATCGACCCAACCCGTGTTAAGAAGAAGGTAGGGGTTCACAAGGGCAAGATGTCCGATAAAGAGGACGTGCGCCGCGCTTTGCGCGAACGCTCCGACTTGATTTGGGACGTGGACCTTGAGGCATTGGACGAACACAGTGTGGATGCCGTTGCCATCGCTCTGTATTACTTACTGATCCTACTGTGAGGAACGGTTATGTTTACAATGATTAAAGGCCTGTTTGGCAAGCTAGGGCTTCGTTGGTTTGAATGGCTGTTCATCGGAGTGCTGGTGGCGGTGTCGATCATCGGGTACGTTCTGTATCAAAAACTGGACGCCTTGAAAGAAGACATGGCCAAAGCCGAAGTGGTCATGCAGCTCAACGAACAGAAAGAAAAGCAGTTGGAAGACACCATGGAGTTAGACCGCGCCATTGGGTACGCCTTCCATAACGAACAGATGGCAGCGGTTCGAGACCAGTACCGGGAACGGGAAACGGTGATCGACACGTACTTGGCCACACGCCAATACGTGCCGAAAGAACTGGATCTGTCGTCGCAAGGTAAGAAGAACGTAGCTGACCCACCACCGGAGCTTCAGGAGAAGCCCTCAGAGCCTCCTGAACGCGATCGTAAGGAGGTTGTCGACTCAGAACCCGTTACCGTAGAGGAGCCCCGTCATGATACTCAAAAGCCTTCGCCTGACGATCTTGATGGTCTGCAGCATTTGGTTGACAGCATGCAGCTCGCTTACTGTCGAGCCGACCACGCCGGAGTCGATTGCCCCACCGCCGGCCATTCTGGCTAAATGCCACGTTCCCCAACCCCCGACCATGGACGAACTCCGTGATCCGCGACCACGGTACCCGGGTGTGGACGATATATGGGAAGCACGTTTCCTTGTACTCACCAAACACCACTTAGAACAGATCGACGCTATCGGGAACTGCAACCGACAGCTTACTGGAGCGCGAGAATGGGTCGATCGTCATACCCAGATGGAGGAGAAGTATGATGAACGTCGAAGAAGCATTGATTGACCTTGGGGACAAGCCATTGTACAAGAGCACTTACTCAAAAGTGCTTAAAGCAATGTTGAACGCTTTGATCCCGACGGATACGACGATTACAATGAACCACACCGGTCAAGAACTACTGACTGAAGTTTACCAAATCAGCGACCCTGAGTTGCAAGAAAAGATCTTGGAGAAGTCGGTAGGGTCAGTTCGAAACAGTGACACGTACCGTTCATCCATCCTGACGTTGTCGGGAATGATCGGCCTGGGTGTGATTGTTTTGACCTTGATGGAATTGACCGGCAACAGCATTTTTGCCTTTTTCAAATGATACAATCGATTAACCACGTCCGCTAACCACAATGGTTGGCGGGCTTTATGCCGTTACTCCCTGAAAAATTATTATGCTATGGGTTGTCACCTCAGTATTTTACCCATTGACACCGAGGATACTACAATGGCTGATATCGTATTCCCGTACAACCTGCCTTCACGGCTTGCGTTGATTCGGCTGATCCAAGAAACGCACCCGCGTTTCAACCTGAAAGATGAATACACCCAGTTTGACGAACCGTACTTTGCCCCGACGGAGTCTATCCCCGGCCGTACGTTCATCGAAGTGGAACAAACCGACCTGAATGTCAAACGACAGTATGTTTACCGTCGGTTGGACTTGGACATCACGTTCAAGGGTGGCATTACCATCCGACTGGAAGCCCCGGTCACACCCCGAAAGATTGTTGAGGAAATCAACCGCACCCGTGGGATGAAACTGGGCGCGGACGATGTGGAAATCAGTGATCGCGAAATCGGTAACCCAGGTATGCCGGTTAACTACATGTTGCAGGCCAAACCCAAGAGTCTGGTGTGGTTTGGGTCCGTACCCGTGTATGTGGAACCCATGGACCGTCCGCAAGACATCCGCATTTTGGAAGACGGTTCTTCCCGACTTGTTGAGTCTGGCGGCTACCGTATGCTGGAAGTGGTCTGACACCGTCGAGGTAATGTAAATGAACATTCATCCCTTGGATAATTACCCCGTCCAAATCATCCTTCCCACGCGTTGGCACCTGCAGTCTCGTTACCGATTAATGGAAGACGTGACCGTTGGTCAGGTGGTCGTGCCTAAAGGCTTCGTCACCGACGGCGCGACCGTGCCCTTGTTCCTCCGGTGGGCGTTCCCACCGGTGGGTCGGTACTTCCCGGCCGCTATGGCCCACGACTACCTGTTGGTTAAAGGGGTTAAATGGTCCACTGCCAACCGGGTGTTCCGTCGAACGTTGCGTCAGTGTCGAGTACCGACTTGGCGGTATTGGTTGATGGCATCGACCACAAGCCTGTACGGAACCTTCAAAGAACTCGGGAAGCGACTGAAAGACCTTTGTTGGTAAAGGTAAACCAACGTCATTCACACGCAGTAACAAGGAGTTTGGTTTTCAATGACCATCTACAAAGATTTGATCGACCAGGATTTTGATCCCGAGTACGATAAGGTTCTCCAACGTGGGGACCACGGTCCTGAGGTTGCCGCTCTTCAAAATCAATTGAAATCCCTCGGCGCCGCTATTATAGCCGATGGAAAATTTGGCAGAAATACCCGTTACGCCGTATTGGCCTTTCAACGTCAGCACGACTTGGTGGTCGATGGCATCGTCGGTCCTAAAACGTACGCGGTCATGGACGGCGTTCCCACGGTAACGCGTCGCAATCTTCGCCAAGTTGATCTGGAGGAAGCTGCGGATGAACTGGACGTTCCTTTGCCGGCCGTCATGGCGGTCAACGCTGTCGAATCGCGCGGCAGTGGTTTCTTTGCAAATGGCCAACCGGCCATTTTGTTCGAACGCCACATCATGTATCGCCGCCTGGGCGAACACGGCATTGACGCTCGGGTCTATCGCAAAGAAATGCCGTCATTGGTAAACACCGTCACTGGTGGGTATCAAGGTGGGATTTCCGAACACGCCCGCCTGGGTCGTGCTAAGCTGATCCACACGGAAGCGGCCCTAGAGTCTGCATCGTGGGGTGCGTTTCAGATTATGGGTTATCACTGGCAACGTCTTGGGTACGACAGTGTCCATGAGTTCGTGGCTGGTATGTACGACCATGAGAAGTACCACCTTACCGCCTTCGTTCAGTTCGTAAAAGCCGACGATACCCTGTGGACCGCGTTGCGTGAACAGGACTGGGCAACTTTCGCACGACGGTACAACGGACCGGCGTACCGTAAGAATCAGTACGACGTGAAAATGGCGAACGCCTTCAAACGTTTCACTGAAGACACCATTGCTTAACACGTAGGAAGTTCATCATGACTACACCGCAAAAGATTTCTGATCTGCAAATCGCCGGTCAGGTTAAGAACGACGATTACGTTGAAGTAATCCAACGCAATGCCGAGGGCGACTACGTCAACATGCGTTTGGCGATCAATAACCTCAAAGGCAAAGACGGCAAGTCGGCGTTTCAATTGGCCAAGGACGACGGGTTTACCGGCACCTTTAACGAATGGCTTCTGTCCCTGCGTGGCCCGGAAGGCAAAAACCCGTTTGACATGGCTCAAGCCGGTGGGTTCACCGGTACTCAAGAAGAGTGGTTGGCGTCTTTGGTAGGGCCTCAGGGCGCTCCGGGTCCCCAAGGTGAAGCAGGTCCGCAAGGCCCGGAAGGTTCTGTGGGACCGACCGGCCCTGCCGGTCCGAAAGGCGAAGCCGGTGATGCGGGTCCCGTCGGTCCCAAAGGCGAGGTTGGTGACGCTGGCCCAGCGGGCCCGAAAGGCGACGTAGGTCCTGCGGGACCGGAAGGCCCTCAGGGTGAAACGGGTCCGGCTGGTCCCATCGGACCTGAAGGCCCAGAAGGCCCCCAGGGCACTCAAGGTCTCAAAGGGGACCAAGGGGAACCTGGCCCGACGGGTCCGACGGGTCCAGTTGGCCCCAAAGGGGATCGTGGTCTGGAAGGTCCAGCAGGTCCGGAAGGTCCGCAAGGCGAACAGGGCGAAATGGGTCCAGGCATTAGCATTGTCGGGACACTGACGGCTGAATCCGAACTACCCGACACCGGCACGCTGGGTGAAGGTTATTTGGTCAACGGCGAGTTCTGGGGTTGGACCGGCACTCAGTACGAAAACCTAGGACCCATTCGTGGTCCTAAGGGTGAACAGGGTGTTCAAGGACCCGCTGGACCGGAAGGGCCCGAAGGCCCGCAAGGCGACATGGGACCCGAAGGTCCGGCTGGCGCTACCGGTCCCAAGGGTGATAAGGGTGACGCTGGCACAGTCGGGCCGAAAGGCGACGTAGGCCCTGCCGGCCCTGAGGGTCCCCAGGGTGAACAGGGTGTTCAAGGTGAGAAAGGTGACAGTGGTGACCCCATTCAAATCCTGGGTACCGTCGCCGATCAATCTCAGCTTCCCTCCACCGGTGTTTCTGCCGGCCAGGGTTACGTCATTGGCACCAATCTGTGGGTGTGGGACGGTGCGGCGTGGTTTAACGCCGGCAGCTTGAAAGGTCCTCAAGGTGAACAAGGTCCGATGGGCCCTGCCGGTGTCAAGGGTGACGACGGTGCTCCAGGTCCTCAGGGTCCTGAAGGTGCTCAGGGTCCCCAAGGTAACACCGGCCCTGCCGGTCCGACTGGTCCTAAAGGTGATACTGGCGACGCCGGTCCCGCCGGCCCTGAAGGCCCTGCCGGATCACAAGGCCCTGCTGGCTTTGATGGCGCCGATGGTCAGTCCGCGTATCAGATTGCCGTGGACAATGGTTTCACAGGCACTGAGGCCGAATGGTTGACCTCACTGGAAGGCGAAGACGGTGTCGGGTCGGCACTGTCCATCGCGAATAACGGCACGGCTGTTACCGCCGAGGCGAAATCCATCAACTTCAAGGGCGCCACGGTTTCTGAAACCAACGGTGACGTTACGGTTGAAGTGTCGGCCAGTAGCGGTGGGTCAACAGGCGGTGTAAGCCTCGTACGCAAACGCGCGGTGTTGATGCGCGGGTCCCTGGAGGCGATTGTCATTGTGGTTGGGTTTGGTTCTCAGACCGACATGGACGCCCTGACCATTGAAAAACTGAACAGCGGCAGTGTGGTACGTCTGGACAACAAAGCCGCTGCGCTCCACTTACATTCTGTGACCATATTTTATGATGCAGGATGGAACACCGGTAGCTCGTTCAATCTTCAATTCCCGGACAACTGGGGTGATGATTTCATGGGCGACATGGTGATCCCCACGTTCCAGCAGTTCTCTCGGTTGAATCCGCCGACACTGCAACCGACGACTTACCAGAACTACGAAGTCGTTGATGGTTACGTGAATGTTGGTAAAGCCAACGTTAACTCCAGCTACGGATATCACTGGAAGTACAACTTGTCGTAAACACCAGCGTCATTGGGGTAGTGATCTTCAATGAATGCTACCTCAATGAAAAAAGGATTGTCAAATGTCAAAACTACATTTTCAGGCCACCATTGACCTGAAGAGTGCAATCCCGGATGGTGAGGCGTGGGTAGTCCAAATTGGCTTTCGGGACGGCGAAGGGTACTTCCGTCCCAGTCAACTCCAGGCGAGCGATGTCATTGTACTGAACACGGGGGCACTTGAGCCCGGAACGTACACCCAGTACAAGATCAACGAAGTGATCAATGTCAGCTGGACCGGTGAGATCGAGTTATCGATTCAATACCTAGACGGCAACAACAACGACATTGCTAACCCACAACTGGATTACCTGGTTGGCGCGGTAGGTATCGTATCACGTCCCAGCGAACACTTGGGGCTTTTACCAGTCGTGTCGCCCGATGTTCAGGACATGAGCGACGCGTTCAGTATTTACACGTTGAACCACAACATCGTGAAACTGCTGGACGCACCTCGGTCTGACGGTGGGGGTGGTGGTGTTGTCCTTAAAACAGCCCAATGGTTGCCCGTTATGGCTGACGGTCGAGCCCCACTCCCAACCGAGCCTCTGGGGGACTTCGTACTGGACATGGGCATGGCGCATCTGTTGGATGGGTCGGTGGTTGAGTTGTCTGGAGTAAAACCCCAGTTCAATGCCGAAACATCCACATGGTATGCAGTGATCCCCGCAGCAGACATTGCTGAACTCCAAGGAATGGTGGGTGCTATCACTGTGTCTTACCTAACCGGTTCTTAAAACACAATCTTTGATATTTCAGGAGCAATAGCATGGCTATTATCAAGCGTAATAAATCCACGATTTACGGCCTCGTGAACGACCTCGGTCAAATCAACCAGTCCATCCTGGACGAAGCCGAAGCCCGTAGTAACGCCGACGGTGATCTGGCGGCACTGACCACCACTGAAAAGACTAACCTCGTTGCGGCTATCAATGAAGTCAAGGGTGCAGCGGATCAGGTCTCCAGTGACGCACTGACCAAAGCCGACAACCTCGCCAGCGTAGCTGACGCAGCGGCGGCCCGTACCAACCTGGACGTGATGTCCGGTGGTGAAATCGATCAGGCGATCTCTGACGCGCAGCTGAACTTCGGTAAGAGTTACAACGTTGCCGACATCGCGTCCCGTGATGCCCTGACCGGTCTGACCAACGTTGACCGTGTCCTGGTTACCGACGACGGCGATAGCAAATGGGCCCTGTACCAGCCGGAAGCGATCGATGGCGATACCGGTGCAGTTACCAGCTGGGTCAAGCTGTCGGATCAAGACACCCTGGAAAACGCCATCAGTGCGTCCACCATCAAGCAGTCTTACGAGTCCAACGCTGACACCAACGCGTTCACCGACGCTGAGCAGACCAAAGTTGGTCACGTCACCGTCACCCAGGCGATTGACCTGGACGACGCGGTCCTCAAGGCCAACCTGGCACAAGACCTCGCGTCGTCCAGCGCCACCGACGCGGCACCTTCGGTCCAGTCCGTTAAGAACTACGCGGACACCGCAGCCCGTGCTGGCGGTGCCATTCCGTTCATGGAAACCGTTGTAATCTCCGGCGATGACATCACACTGACCCATCAACCACGTGGTGGTGTTAATGGCATCATGAACTTCGCCACCGTGCGTTACACCCATACTAGCGGTGTGGCATGGGATGCACCGGTTGTTGCCACAGCTGACCCGAAAGTGTTCACGGTTAACGCCGACCGCGCTGGTCAGTGGGACACTGAGAGCGTTCGTGTTCAGTACCTGTACAGCCCGCAGGCTTAATGGGTACTAGCGGTATCGAGGGTACCGCTAAACTGTAGTTAAAATCTCCTGAAGCTAACGTGGGAAAGGCATCTAAATGGCCTCCTGCGTTAGCTTCAGGTTTATGTGTTCATTAGTGGAGAGATACCATGGCTAAGCGTATTACGGAAATGGGCCCGATTGAACTTCCACTCTCCGGAGAAGAGCTGTTGGAAGTGGTTCAGAACGGTGTCAACAAGCGGTTCCCGATCGGGGAACTGACGGTTCAAGGTAACGACGGGCTATCGGCATTCGATGTCGCGGTCCGTGAAGGCTTTGAAGGTACTTTGGAAGACTGGTTGGCATCATTGCGCGGCCCAGAAGGACCAGTGGGTCCACGGGGACCACAGGGCGTTGAGGGACCGAAAGGGCCCAAGGGTGACACTGGCAACGATGGTCCGGCTGGACCCAAAGGAGACGCAGGGCCGGAAGGACCCCAAGGGGAACCAGGACCCGAAGGACCTGAGGGGCCCAAAGGTGAGAAAGGCGATACCGGTGATACTGGCCCAACCGGACCTAAGGGCGACAAAGGTGATAAGGGTGATACGGGTGACCCCGGCCCAGTTGGACCTGAGGGACCATCAGGTGGAGGTGGTGGTAGTAACTTTGTAACCATCCAAGCCACCAGCTGGAGTGCGGGACAGTTTACCTTGCCTGAAGGAGTAACGGTCGAGAAGATCTACTCGGACAGCTCCCTGCAAATCAACCATGGGCAGAACAAATACCCGAAGGGTTGGTTTGGGTTCATTCGAGAGTCGGACCCTTGGGTAGGTATCATCCCAACCAACGTTCGGAACATTCAAATCGTCGATGCGAATACGATCATTATCACAAACGTGTCCAGCTTCGAAATCTTTGATATTTCCATTCAGTTTTAACACGAGGGACTGATTTATGATCAACGCGGGGATAAAGATTGCTTCTTTTAATGGCAAGCAGTCATTCAACAGCGAAACCCAGCTTTGGGAAGGCATTGAAGTCAGTGTCAACTACCCTGGAAAGCAAACGCCGGTGGACAACCCAATACAGATCGGTGACCTGCTCATTGAACCGGGTGGGAGCATCTGGCAAGTTGAGGCGGCGACGGTTCTGGATGATGTCGCCGGCGTATTCGAGCTGTCGCTGTCAATGCTGGAAGAAGAAACCACGGACGCGGTCTCACCGGGTCTGGGTACGGTCAACCGAGGTGGTATTGTAACTCCCAAACAAGGGTATGTGGCACCACATTGGGATTCAACCATCGTCGACGCGAACGTGTCTCGAATTGCCTCCATGATCACCATGGAAAACTACGACAAACTGTTTGGTGGTGGTGACGGTAGCGATGCGGGGGATGGATCGACCGATACTGGGCCAGTATGGCTTGGTGTGGTGGACGGCGGTGAACTGGGCAACTCAGGAGCATAACCCATGTCAGGAAACGAAAGAAGGTATCGGTTCCCTCGCGGTAATACCGAACAAAACAACAGTTATACCGGGTACGATGGGGAAGTCACCATCGATACCGAACTCAATCAACTGCGTCGTCACGACGGCGTAACCCCCGGTGGTTTTGTCATCGCCTCCGGCGGTGGCGGTGAGATTGGGGATGTCAGCGAACTGATCGACACCGGCATTCTTGTCGTTGGTACGCTGTCCACCCCCGACAATCTTCCGGAAGCGTGGGAACATTCCACCGGTGATACATACATCATAGACACCCACTACTACACCCTGATCGGCAACACCTGGGAAAACCTCGGGTCGTTCCGTGGGGAAGACGGCCTGAACGCGTACGAACTGGCCGTGACCCGTGATGGGTATACCGGCACGTATGGTCAGTGGAAAGAAAGCCTGCGTGGACAAGACGGCATTGGCATCAACGTCCGTGGCTCGCTGCCGAATCTTGAAACACTGGATTTGGTGGAACCGGTCCGGGGTCACGCGTACGTGATCGATCGGAAGATGTACGTTTGGGACACCCAGAAATGGGCCGAGGTGGGGCAAGTTGGTCCCCCCGGGATGAGCACTTACGAGTTGGCCAAGGTCACCGGTCAAATCGAAGAGTCCACCACCCTGACGCAGTACCTCAACTCCCTCAAAGGGCAAAGTGCGTTTCAGCTGGCGCGGGAGATTGAAGAAATCCCGTCGAACTGGGGCCTTGAAGATTACCTCGAATCCCTGCAAGGCAAAAGCGCGTACGACATGGCCGTGGAAAACGGCTACGTTGGGACGATTGACGACTACCTTGCCTCGCTGGTAGGACCTGAGGGTCCCCAGGGTCCCCGTGGTCTACGCGGTGATAAGGGTGAACAAGCCAACGCCATTCAGGTGTTGGGTAAGGTGGTGTCTTATCTGGACCTTCCAACCGAGGGCGTGTCTCCAGGTGACGCGTATTTCATCCAGAAGAACCTCTGGGTCTATACAGGCTCGCGTTTTGAAGACCTGGGTGAGATTGTAGGGCCACAAGGTGAACAGGGCTTACAAGGACCCTCAGGCCCTCCTGGGGACCAAGGTCCCGAAGGGCTGAGCGCGTACGAAGTGGCCATCAACAACTACCTGTTCGACGGCGACGAAGAAGCGTGGATTGCGTCCCTGGAAGGGAAGAGCGCCTACGAGATTGCCAAAGAGTTCGACTACGGTAATGAGATCGAAAGCGAGGAACAGTGGCTGGAGTCATTGAAAGGCAAGAACTCGTATGAGACCGCCATTGAACTTGGCTTGGTGGCTACGGTTGAAGAGTGGAATGAGAAGATGCGTGGTCCGGAAGGGCCGATGGGTCCTCAGGGTCCCATGGGTCGCAGTCTGGAGATTTCCGGCTACGTTCAAGACCCCGATGCCCAACCACTGCCAACAGACGTCTCCCCGTACACCGCGTACGTGGTTCAAGATCACCTACACATGTTCACCGGCACCGAATGGGTCGACCTTGGACGCTTTGAAGGTCCCAAGGGGGACAAAGGCGATAAGGGTGACAAGGGCGATACCGGTGAGAAAGGCGAGGTTGGTACCGGCATTCAGGTAAAAGGCGCCGTAGCCTCTGAATTGGCCCTACCCAACATCCAAGACTACGTCGACGGTGACTGTTTCTTCGTTGAGAAGAACCTCTACGTGAAAACCGGCGGTCTGTGGTTGAACGTTGGGGAAGTGAAAGGCGATCAAGGGGAAAAGGGCGAACAAGGTGACCAAGGTCTGACTGGCGACCGTGGACCACGTGGCACCAACGGTCGAAACGGTCGCAGTGGTCGGAACGGCCGCAACGGCTTGCATGGTTGGAACGGGCGTAATGGCCGGACTGGTCGTCAAGGTCCCATGGGCGCGCCCGGTCCGCGTGGGTTTACCGGTTCGCCGGGCGCGTCCATTAAAGTGAAAGGGTCGGTACCGGCGGTGAGCTTCTTGACCGACCAAGGGAACGAGGTCGGTGATGCGTACATCGTCGAGAACGAGTTCCATGTGTGGGATGGCACACAGTGGACCAACGTAGGATTCCTACAGGGCCCTCGCGGTGTGGACGGCCCCCGTGGTCTGCAGGGTCCCGTTGGACCGATGGGGGTGAAAGGCGACCAAGGCGTTCCTGGCCCACAAGGCATCGAAGGGGTGCAAGGCTCGGACGGTCGTCAAGGTCCCATGGGCCTGTCTATCAATGTCCTGGGTCGTGTCTCTACCTTTGCGAGTCTGGACGCCAAGTCCCGACCGTCGTTTGGCGACGCGTACATCGTCGACGATACCGAGGGTGAGGTTTACGCGTGGGACGGCGAAGCGTGGCAGGGTCTGGGTCCGGTCCAAGGTCCCGAAGGACCTCCTGGTCCAATCCCTACCCCACGTGGTGTAGCGGTTGACCCGGATTACCTGTTCAATCAAATCCTGAACCCGAAGAAAGGCGATTTCTACACCATCGCGGGTGAAGCCTGGATTCATGACGGTGAGACGTTCATCAACGTCGGTCAGTGGACCGGACCCGAAGGTCCCAAGGGCGACAAAGGTGATCAAGGCGAAAAGGGTGACGCGGGGGATGACGGCCACGGCATCATCGTTCTTGGCGAACTGGGTGATGTAAACGACCTACCCTTGACCTCCAGCCGTGGGGATTTCTACGTGGTCACCGGTGACCTGTGGGGCTGGGACGGCGCCCGTTGGGTTAACTACGGTCCTTTCCGTGGTCCCACCGGACCGGCTGGACCAAAAGGCATTGATGGCATCGACGGTGTGGATGGCATCGACGGTGAACAAGGCCCGCAGGGTGAACGCGGTCTGCAAGGCGAAACCGCCGCCAGCATCAAGGTACTGGGCTCGAAAGCCACCGTGGGCGAACTGCCGGACGGCAGCACCAGCGAGGTCGGTGATGCGTACATCGTCGGTGACCGATTCTACGTGTGGAACAGTGCCATTTGGGAAGACGTTGGCTTCCTGCAAGGCCCTCGTGGCATTCAGGGCGAACAAGGTCCTCGTGGTCCCACAGGTCCGCAAGGTCGGGCTGGTGAGCAGGGACCGCAAGGTTCTACCGGCGCACAAGGCCCTGTGGGTGCGGAAGGTCCTCAGGGTGAGAAGGGCGATACCGAAGCGGCCATCTACGTCATCGGTAGCCTGGAAAGCAGCGTTGCCCTGCCCACCACGGGCAATGAACGCGGCGACGCGTACATCATCGACCAGAGCTTCTGGGTCTGGGACGGTGCTGAATGGAGCGATGTCGGTTTCATTCACGGTCCGAAAGGGGATCGGGGGGATACCGGTCCTGCCGGTCCGCAAGGTCCGTTAGGCCCACGTGGGATTCAAGGTCCTCAGGGTGAACAAGGCCCAGAAGGTGAGAAAGGTCTCCAGGGTCCCATGGGCATTTCCATCCGAATCATCGGCAGTCAGCCGACCATCTCGGACATTCCGGACCGTCAGCACCAAGTTGGTGACGCGTACATCATCGATGGGGTTGTGTACACCTACGATGGGTACAGCTGGATCGACATTGGCCAGTTCCAGGGTCAGCGTGGTCCTCAGGGCCCCAGTGGTCTGGACGCCTACGAAATGGCGGTCAATAAAGGATTCACTGGCACCTTTGAAGACTGGGTGGAATCCCTGCGCGGTCCACAAGGCGATGCCGGTGCGGGACTCACGTTCCTAGGCATCCTGGGTGACGCTGAGGAATTGCCGACCACCAACAACATGAACGGGGACATGTACCGCAAAGGTCCACACCTGTATGTTTGGGTCGACACCGCCTGGAAGAACATGGGCATCATACAAGGCCCCCGTGGTGACGAAGGTCCCGAAGGTCCTGCCGGCCCCGAGGGTCCGCAAGGGATGCGTGGCCCACAGGGTACCGCCTGGCTGTCGTTCGAACGTGATCCGGACACCCTGGACGGTTTGAAGGGCGACTACGCGATCAACACCATCACCAACGACTACTTCCTCAAGGTGGACGAGTTCCTCTGGGTGAAGCTCGGCCGGATGGGCGGCGGTACCGTGGAAGAAGCCCCGACCTCCGGTGGGCGTTACGTTCGTGCCGAAGGTGGCTGGAAGCCACTCAAGGAAGGTGTGACCGAAGCGCCAGTGAACGGCGAAGCGTACATGCGTATCGACGGGACGTGGACGCTGTACAGACCACCGATCGTTGACGTAGAAACCAGCACCCCGCATCACCGTGTGAAGGGTTCTTGGGTCCCGGTTGAGCTGACGGACGCCCCGGTGGACGATCAAACCTACTTCCGTCGTAATAAGAAGTGGGTGCCGTTCAACCGGTACACGTTGAAGAACGAAAGTGTCGATACGGTGATGGACCTGTCCATTGCCCAGACCTTCAACATCGCAGCCACTCGCGATAAGGCATTGTCGTTTACCAACGCGCCGGGCGCGGATCGCACCATGACGGTGGTAGTGACCATCGCCGGAGACGGCGGTATCATCACATGGCCGGACAGTGTGTTCTTTAAGGACGAAGTACCGCCAACATTGGGCACCAACTACACCGTGGTGGTCATGTATTGGACGGGCTCGATCTGGATCGGGAAACTGATGGAAGCCATTTAATCCACCCATAATGGGGAGGGGTGACCCCTCCCCACACTTTTACAGTGAACGCCTATGGACACTTACATTAATTTGACAACGGGACAATACCCACTGACCTTGGAGGAAATACGGCGAGAGCTTTTGACCGTATCCCTACCAAAAGCCCCCACCGAGGAACAGCTTCGACGGTGTGGCTATGGGTTGGTGAAACCGACCAAACGCCCCGCCGGTACCAACGTGGTGGGAACAGCCCCACGGTATCAGAACGGGCAGTTTTACCAAACTTGGGAGGTGGTGGAGAGTGCGGATTTGGGCGAGTGGCAACAAGAGCTTAAACGGTTGCTGGATACGACCTACAACACCCTGTTGACTCAGGGATGGACGTACGGTACTCACCAAGTCGACCTTGTCAACAGTGAGGAACTGAATTGGTTTTTCTTAGAGTGCTTATCGTCACAAGACGATCACTCGGACGAGCCGGTTTTGTTTTATACGCCCAATGGCGATGCGGTGGAGTTTGACTGGGAGACAGGATTGCAATTCGTCAAGGACGCGGTGCGGTATCGACGTTCGTTGAAACGCGGGTACCACCACGGACTTACGCACATTCGTGAGTGCGAGTGTGTGGCGGATTGCAAATCTGTTAAACGCAAGTTAGAAACAAAGGAAGTCTTCCAATGTTAGAAACGTTACTAGGGGCCGCTGGCAACAGCACACCCGGCGTCTCATTCACGGTCACCCCACGGGCAAGTTCGTTCAACGCCGGCAACGCCGTGGAGTTTACCATTCAACCAACGGACCCCATTCCAGGGTTTGTCTACAGTTGGTCGGTGGGTGGTTCAATCGACCCCGAACTCATCGACGGGCCGACCTCGGGCACGTTCAGTTTTAGTGACACCGAATCGGTCACGGTCTCGGTCACCACGCTGATTGACGAGTTTAAGGACACGGGGGAAACGCTGATCCTGAACATTCACCCGTCTGAAACCAGCAGTTCGGTGGTGGCGCAATCCATTCCCGTTAACATCATTTATTCCAGTCACCCCACTGGGAGTCACCTTCAAGTGGCTACCGGTACACGCCAATGGGTCGTCCCAACGGACGTCACTAAGATCAGTGCGGTGTGTATCGGTGGTGGTCAAGGGGCGAACTATACCCGGCGTGGACCAGGTGGTGACGGCGGTGATTTACGCTGGCGGAACGACATCCCGGTGGTGCCAGGGGAAACCCTGACGCTGGAAGTCGGCGCCGGTGGTTTAAACAGTGCCGATTTGGCCACCCGCCAAGGCGGTACGACCCTCATCAAACGGGGCGACAGTGTACTGCTCGCCGCTGGTGGGGGCGGCACTACCGACAGTGTTGATTTCACCGACACCATTGGTGGTGGTAATGGAGGTCAGGGTGCCGACGGTGGCGAGAACGGTCCTGGCGGCGGTGGCGGTGCCGGCGGATACTCCGGCGACGGTGGTGATGGCGGTAACGCGGTCATTGACGCTCTGCCTGGGGAAGGCGGTGCTGGCGGTGGCGGTGCCTACTACTTTACCGAAAGCAACAACAGCCATCACGCTACGCCAGGTGGGGGTGTTGGTCTTTATGGTCAAGGCAGTAGTGGTACGGCCGGTACCCGTAACGACACCATGACTGCCGGTGGTGGCGGTGGCTCCGGTGGCGACGACGGGACCTGGATCGTGACGGGTCTCTACGGGGCCGGGGCACGCGGTAACTCCTCCAACAACTACTTCGGGGCCGTAAACGGAGCCAACGGGGCGGTTCGTTTAATCTGGGGACCCGCCCGAGAATTCCCGAACAACAACACAGCCGACCTCTGATGCCAATATTATAGATTCAAGCACCTCTCTACTCAGCACACTGCATAAGTTCACCACGGGGGTGTCCCTGTGGATGATCCCTGTTTTTGGTCCAACAGTCCCGTTGACCACACGTAGGTTACTGACGGAGATTGGGAGGGTGTAATATAAACAATTTTTGACGCATTGGAGTTCAGACCCATGGCTACGGTTAAACGGGATAAAGCCAGTATATTCGGACTGAAGATTCAACTGGGTGAGATCGAAACTCGGGTGCAGGAACTGTTTGACAGTGGTCTGCTCACGGTGGAAGACCGGGACCTGTTGAACAAGTTGACGACTTCCGAAGCGGTTAATTTGGACAACGCGGTGACCACCGAGCGCTTGGCCGCAAACATTTCCGACCTTCAGTCCGATGCCCTGGCGGCGAACGTCACCGCCATCCGAGAGTACGTTTTGGGCGCCCTGCAGATGGGTGGTCCCAGTGTCATGGTGGAAACCCGACCCATTTACAACGGTCGGGTGACCTTGACGTACAAACCCCACTCCGGGGTCCATGGCATCATGAATTACAGTACGGTCCAGTTCGATCTGGATGGTCAGTTGCATCAGTTAAAGCTGACCGCCACGGCCGATCCGTACCAGTTCCTCGTTGATCCAAAAGGGTTGGACATCGAGGGGTACAACGTTCAGGTTCAGTACCTGTACCACCACGACGCTCGGGATCTCAATGCCTTGATTGGCGAGATGATTCTCGACGGGTTGGTGTTAATCGAACCTGAATAACTACCAATATTATGTGAGTTAACACTCACACTGAACATGGCCGAGCCTTGAGATTTTCTCTTCGGTCATTCACAACATGCAATTGGAGTTTTACCCCATGCTGATTAATACTTCGAAGTCTGCCGAAAAGAACTTGATCGACCTGATCAACGCTGACAACGGCACTGCACTGACTTCCGCTGAAATCTCCATCGGCGTTCCTGCCGTATGGGACGAGCTGACCGACACTGGCAGCGACACTGGTAACGACCGTAACACCAAAGTAACTGTTTCTGCTGTCGCTAACAGCGGTTACAAGGACTCTGTTGACATCCGTTACTACCGTCTGGACCTGGACACTCTGCGTGGCGGTGTTTCCCTGGAGCACACCAAGTCTGAGGCGTCAACTGTTCAGTCCGTTATCGATGCGATCGCCACTCAGGTTGATCTGATCGAAACTGAACTGGCCCTGTTCGACGAAACCGGTACAGAGCTCAGCTCGCTGGTGGCTCTGAGCGAGCCCAAGGTATACACTGTTCGCGCCAAAGCGGACAGCGTGTGCTACATCGGTCAGATGGACGTTACCATCAACCCGATCCCGGTACCTGAAGTTCCGGTCGGTGATGAAGTGACCACCACTGACATGAGTGGTTTCGAATACCCGGCGTAATGTCTGATCCCTGATTTCGATTAGGGAAACGACATAATAAAACCCCTCCCGTTTGGGAGGGGTTTTATGCCGTCTACAGGTCGGATTTGAGCATGCCAAACAAACTGACGGGCTCGGGTGCTTCGTCGGAGAACCCACTCAAGTCGGTCACGGTGATCAGTGACGACAAAGGTTCTACCGGTTCGTTGAACCCGGTGAGATCGGTCACCGTAATCGCCGGTATCAAACTGAACACCGGTGCACTGAACCCCGAGAGGTCGGTGGTGGTGATTCTTAGATTGACCGGGATCAGGTCGCTGTCTTCTGGCTCGTACAGGTAGCTGGTCTCTTTGACCCGCAACGTGATCCAACTGCCATCGGTGGGCACGGGATCGTCGTAAACGTCGTCCTCTGTTAAGGCGACTCCGTACCGGTAGTTAATGTCTACCAGCAAGTCGTGAACCGTGGTGGTGTCCGTCACGGTGGGACTGTAGTCCACCAACTCTTTACTCGGCAGGGCATTCAACAATCGAAAACGGTTGTATTGAACGTCCACGTACCGGGTCAATCCCGAGGCGGCTTTGGCAAAGATCCGTACCCGAGTGTTGTAGGGTTGGTTGTACTGTATTTCAGGAGATCCGAACTCCAAGTCGTTAAAGGTAAACCGCGTCTGGTTCAGGTCGTTGATGCGTTCCAACAACAACTGTTTACCGTACTTCGTAAAGTCCGGTAATCGTTTTCGACGCTTGAGGTATTTACCTTGAATGTAAGTGACCTTACCTCTGACGTTACTGGGTACAATCGGATCTTCTGAGGTCGTCGTATCCGACATGGTGACCTCACAGAGTGCATCGGTTGATTGTTCGTTTGTGTGGTGCTCAGTGAACACCACACAAACCCCAGTTACGCGTTGTACTGCAGGTACACTCGACCGTCCGGTTGGTCACACTCGGTGTCCGCAAAATCCAAGATCAGTACGTGACTGAACTTAGCGTTGGTCGCCATCATGTCGTTGTTCGGCCCGTGGTACACGACCTCGGCGTTCAGCAGACTGTAGTCGTGTTCCGGGTTCACGTTCCAGTTCTGGCGCTTGGAGGGGCGAGGGTCGTTGTTCTGAAACACCCCGGCCATGAACTCGGCGTCTTGTCCAGTTAACACGTCACCGACGTCAAACCGTTTGAGGAATTCGGCGTCGGCAGTGAAGTCGACCGTGAAGAAGTAGTTTTTCCAAATCATGGTTGTGTCCTTATTACTCGACGTGGGGTTCAATGAACCCCAGTTTGAATTGCAAACGGTTTAAGACCGTGGATTCCAACGAATCCCCAGTCGGACTGGATTCCTGACGGAACACCTGATAGTGCGCTGCCGGTTCGAACGTGGTGCTGGCAGGGAGTGTGATGTTGACGTCCGGTAGGGCCTCTTGTCCCACCCACGGCGTCAGTTTCATCTCTAAGGGCGCTGAGGCGTCCTCAGGTGCTCCCCACGCGTAGATCTCCGAGTAGATGATCTCTTCCCCTAACTCGTAAGTCGGGGGCTCTATGAGCACCGTAGCGTCTTCTGCGTTGGTGTCCCCGAGAACCCCCTGTACCGGCACGCTGGGTGAGATTTTCAACCGGTTCATGGTACCAGCTGGGTTTTCACCCGAGTACGGTGTCCAATACTGACCGATCAAAAAGTTAGACACGTTCAGGTCCCGAACTTCCACATCACCAAGTTTGTCACTATGGGTAGATAACTCATCCAAATGTGAGGTATCCGCTACAAAGTAAAAGTCCGTCATTGAGAACTCTTGGTCCTGCGGCGCTCCCGCGTCGTAGTCATACTGGGACGTACGGCTAGCAGGACACCCGTATTTACTCCGTTGATCGTGCCGGCTGTAACGCTGTCCTTCGGTGGAGCGGGATTTTTCACCGAATTGGAAACGTAAATTTTCAAAATCAACGAGGACGTCTTTCGATAATATCAATGAAGTGACTTCGGTTTCATTTATCCAACGACGCACCTTACCGGTTCGTCGATCCACCGAGACTTCAATGTACACGGCATTCCGAACCAAAGCGTTGTTGATTTCTTCTTTGGTGAAGATCGTCAGGTTTGAATCGGTGTAACGATTAACCCCATCCCCACCGGGTCGAAGTGCAATACTGGTCATCGCCGACCCTTCAAGAAACCCAGTCGGCAGATAGAGCCGACTGCCCATGTAGAACGTAGTCACTGATGGATCAGGAAAATACGCCCCCCACACTCGATCAAAATCCACTCCCAAACAGGGTGACCGAAGGCTAGAATCCGCCAGTCGTTTTCTGTTGGTCACCGTGGTGTCATGTTTCCGGGTGCGAACATAACAGCGATAGCTTGGGCGGATATAATAATCACTACAGTAACAGTAGGACAAAGGCTGACGTGACGAGTGATGAGGGTGTGTCGATAACCACCCTCTCTGATCGTACAATGTCAGTTTGAAATACGAGTTCTGCGTTGCGTTATTCTGGTTGTCTTCTAGGGCGATAAACGGTACGTTTTCAATCGCACTCAAGTCCACAAGGTTGTTGTGTTGCAATTGGGCCACCTCATCAAACCCGACAATACTTGTAATAGCCATGTTTTACCTACTTACCACAAGAGGTTGAGTCGGGTGAGTGTGGTTGACAAGGCCGGCAGGTTCTCAAAGTACAACCGATAAATCCCGTACCAGCGGTACGACTCCGGTCGCGCTTTGAGTTCCATGTTCCAACCTCGGACTGGGTCGTACACCAAGCCGCTGTCATAAACATCTGCCACCGTCAGTAAAATCCCGAGGCCTTGGGTGACCTCGTCCAACACGTGGTACAACCGCTGAGCCGCTGGATCGATGTTCGGTTTCACTGGTAACATGGTTTCCAGATCGGCCAGATTCAAACGGTTGTAAGTAACAATGCCGGTACCGCGATACCGATACTCATCCTTCAGGGTCAACCGCAGTTTGTTGACTCCCGGTTCGGCGGTTGGGTACGTCGGACTTAGGATGGCATCCTCCACCGACAGGTACACTTTGGTTTGTCGGTTGACGTTCTTGTTGAAATCCACCAAGGGCGAATCACATAATGCCATGACGACTCTCCTTATTTAGGGTCGTAGTGGAACAGAACCGTGCCGGTAAACCACGAGTCTGGGTTTGCCCGGATGGCGTACACCCGTGAGAAGCGTAAGGCGTTGGCCTCGTCCACCGTGTCGTTGGGTAAGACGTACCGCATCACCGTCAGACCTTTCAAGCCGTTGGGTTCAGTATGTGGGATGGACGTGTCCAACTGCATGTCGTGAACGCGGTTGTAGTGGTCCACCAAAGCGTTCAGTACTGGGGTGTGTTTGTCCACCACCGCCCCACTGGGCAGGTCTTCAATCTGGTTCTCGTAATGTCGACCGTAGTCAAACCCCCAACCAGTGAAGGTCAGGTACGGCTTGGTGTCCACTGGTTCGGATACAAAGCGTGGGTCCCACACGTAACCGTCGATCGCATCGGTTTCAAGTACTTGATCGAGTTCTCGCTCACCAGGGTTCCAAATGAATTCCAGATGCCCCAAATACGTGAGTGATGTGTCCAGTACATTCAGTCGTTGTGGGTTGGATGACGGACTGAAGGTTTTCGTTTCGAAATCTTCCGGAATAAACTGGGTACCGAACTCTTCGTTGTAGAGATCCAACAACTGATCGCTGGTTAACCGGTTATTTTCGGTCCAGCGACGGAATACCACCTGACGGTGCTTGAAGAAGTTCTCCAGCACGATCCGACGGTAGTATAGGGTAAGCTTGCCTTTAAGACCGGAGTCGCGGCCGTGCCAGATGTCGATTTCGGTATTGACCGTTTGGTACTTGAAGTCCGGTTGATTCACCCGAGGGTTATCGTAGGCGATTAGAACAATACCGGAACCACCCGACTGTCCTCTAGTGTACTTACTGGTGCTTTTACCGGCACCACCACCACCGGTGCCGGCAGTGCCTGCGCTCACGGAGTTGACCGTTCGACCGTCACCCCCGCCACCTTTACCGCCGTATTTTTTAGTATGAACATACCCTGACGCACCGCCACCGGCAAACCACGCGTCGTCATTGATGATTTCACCGTGGTCCAAACCGAAGACATCGGAAAAACGGTACTCATGGCCGTAAGGACCCATGTCGGGGGTCATACAACATAAACCGTCGCCACCGTTCCCGCTTTCAGGGCCTGTTTTATACCCGTCTTCTCCGGCGCCACCACCACCTAACGATTCATTGGCGTTACCCGTTGGGTCGAAGCCCCCGGGGTTACCAAAACCGTAAAGCCCGCTCAAGCCAAATTGACGGGGTTGGAGTTCACGGCCCTGTCGGTAACCAACAACACTTGTTGAATGGTCGTGTGCAAAACCACCACTAGACCCACCTGGGTGTCCTTGTGGGTCTACGAAATCACTGTCCCCACCGGTACCGCCGCCGAGACCCACCAGGCTGTTACCAAATTTGGAGGGCTGTCCTTGCGGTTCGGGGTTGTCACCGCCATTGGCGCCACGCCCAACTGCTATTTGGTTGAGACTTTCAACGGGGTGATTCGGGACAAACACCAAACCACCGGCACCACCACCACCACCATCATGGTTGATAGTTCTTAGCGGCCCGCCACCGGCACCACCACCGCCAACAACGAGAACATCGACGTTCGTGACGCCCCGTGGGGGCACCCAAACATGGTCTCCGATGTCAGTGAATGCCTTAACTACCCGATGCGACTGATTGTAACGAAGCGACGGGTACGGCTTTGGAGTACCCAACCGGGTGTTTTCAAGGGTGCGAAGGTCAATCCCAGTGTTGGGGTTCGCTTGGTTGATCAAATCGATCAATAATTGATTGGGTTTCTTTTCATAAAAGGCCATGCCTAATACCCTTCGCATTCGTGGGGGTGGTTTGACCCACCCCCGTGTGAATTACTGAACCAGCTTGGTCGGATCGAACACATCGTTGTAGTGCAGGTACATATCACCCGGCGGTGTGTCCACATCCGAACGCAGACGAATGCCCAAGACGTACTTATGCGACTTGTTGGTTGGTAACGCCTCGTCGTTGATACCACTGGCAATGATTTCGGCACCATGCAGACTCCACGCGGTGGCAACCGGGTCCAGGTTCCACAGCATCTTACCACTGCCGGTATCGATTTGCTGAATGGCGTCCAACAACGCCGTGTCGGTTTCGTCCACCACGTACTCGACTGGGTACGTTTCCAGCACGTCTTTCACTTCAGTGAAATCCAAAGAGTACATGTAAACAATGGCCGAGCCACGGGTACCGTCGTCGTTCTCAACCGGGTAGTCCAGACCTGGTAGAACGTCTTCGGTCATGAAATCCTTAAACTCGCCACGCCCTTCCTTGTGGGTCAACTGCAACGTACCGTACCAACGCAGTGACGTGTCTGTCGCGTGGATCTCGTAGATCGGGTCTTCGAGTTCGTTATCGTTGATGCGCACCAGTGGTTCATCGATGATGTCTTCGGGGTCGATGATGATCCCGAACCGCAGCCAAATGGCCCGAATGAAATCATGCGTTGTCTGTGGCTGGTACACCTCTACCGTCATATCCACCAACTTGGCCAGATCCGCCAAATTCAGACGGTCGTAAACCACAATCACCGTACCGTTGTAGTCTAGGCTGTCTTCGGTAGTGGTCATGCGAATGATTGTGTTCTTGTCGGTTGTCCCGGCTCGCCACGTATCCACCACCCGGGCCGGGGGTGAAAACATCACGTGATTGGAATTCATGTTAACGTTATTCGTGTGGGCAATGAACTCCACCAACGCCTGATGGGAACTTCGATGTAAAGCCGCAAGGTTGTGAAACTGAGTGTCTTTCATGCTAAGTCCTTACCGGTTGTAGTGGAAGTAAAGGTTACCAACGCCCCACGGACAGTCGGGTGGACATTCCAGAATGATCACGTAATTATAGAACTCCGCGTTGGCTTCTGGGTAGTTGCCGTTTGGCAGCGATGTGTGAACGATGCCGAAGCCACTGAAATTGAACGGCGTGGTGCGATAGTCGTCAGCGTCGTTCCATGTCATGGTTGGAGTAACTCCCAACACCTCTTCGAACACATGAGCGACGTCCTGTAAGAACCGATCATGAAATTCGTCGTCCCAGTTGTAGCCGATGTGATACCGACGGGTTTGCTGCCAGTCGTATGTATTGTTGAAATATTCCAGTGAGAAGTCCCGATCGTAGGTTACCGGTGTTAGGTACACCTTACGCTGTTCCGGGTCGGTGAAATCACTACCGCCAGGATAGTAGATACCCACGGTTTCGTCTTCGGTAACGACGTCTTCCAATCCACGACGCCCAGACATCCAGTTGTACGCAACGCTTCCAACGTAAATGTAAGAATCAGTGAAGGCCCGCATGGTGTACAGTCGACCTTCATTGGCACCGTAGTAAGCGGTCATGTTCAGGTTCTGGATCTGTGTCTCATCCAACAGCAACCCGTACTGTTTAGAAAACAGTGGGAGAATATCGTAGAGAGTCGCAATTACTTGCCCGTTGTCGCCGGTGCCGTCGCTGCCTGGGAACCATTTCTGAATCCGAGGTGTGATGCCCCAGAACAGACGACCCAGGTCCAATCTGCGGTACGTCAGTACGATGTTGCCAAAGTACGGCGCCGTTGGGTGGGCGAACAATCGGATTTCGCTGTTGTGTCCCTCAGGGGTTTCAGTAATCGCAACCGGGTCCATGAACTCGTAATCGGTAGCGTTAATCGGGAACGGCAACTGCGGGTTTGCTTCGTTGATCAAATCAACAAGCATTTGCTTGGGTGTTTTATCGTAGAAAAACATGAGATGTCCTTCGAAATTGGGTTACCAGTTAACGTCGTAATGGAAGTACAGTGGGCCTTTCACAGAACCCAAGGGCGTGCTTTGCACCAGAACGCGTTCAAAGGTGGGATTCGCCCCCGCCACTTGATCGGTCGGCAGATCCACCACGGTGGAGTTGTACCAGTACGACAAGCGAGCCGCTTCTTGGCCCACCGTTTGCACGTCGGCGAAGTTATGCCACTGACCGCTCTCAGGATCGATCTGAAGGCGGTCTTTCCACGCAGTGAAGTCAACCCCCCAGGTCTGCATTCGACCCGACAGACGGCCGTTGAGAAACTCTATGTCGTCCGGGTGTTCCAACATGGGAAGCAGCTGAACCAACACCGAGCTGGCTAACAGCGGATTCCCATACGTGGTGGTGATCGTGACGGTACCCACCCACCGGTACGAGTTGTCGATCACTCGCAATTCCACCGGATGGATGGTTTCCAATGGAGCACCCTCAAACGCGCTCAAATCGGGTGTATCCAGGTCCCGCAATTCCAACTTCAACCCGTACTTGTGGTTGACCTTCGCCAGAAGCTTGTCCACCGTGAGGTCGTTTTCCCGAATGTTGGGGTTCATGCCTTCAAACAGACTGACCAGATCCCCACGCTTGTAGTAGACGTCGGTCTGACCGTCGTAGCCTTTGTAGGGAATCCCCTGAAGGGTAACGGCGGTGTTACGAGGCCCTTGGTCGGCGACGGAAAACGGCATCAAGACGCGGGGGTACTTGAAGACCACGTTGTCCTGTGTGATGACCCGAGGCAGGTCGTTTTGGGTATTGACCAAGTCAATGAGTTCGTCCAAACCGTTGATCATGGAATACCTCCGTTAGTAGCCCAGCGTGGCATGGGGGTCTGGACCGTGGTGAATCACCAAGTCGCCGTCCAGTGCCAAACATTGCGTTGGGTCAAGCCGTACGACGATCACCATGGGGTAGTCGTCGTTGGTGTTCGGGTAATCGGAAGTTGATCCGGAGAAGACGATCTGCGCATCCTTCAACGAATAATCCGAGGGACCGGAACCCAGCCAAGGATCGCCCGTGACGTCGTCCAGAACGGTCACCAACTCCAAACCAATGGGGTCACCTGTTTGAATGGTCTTCAGCGTTTCATGGTGATCGGTGAAGTCCTGCCAGAAACTGTAGAAATGGGCGAACACCCGATCCGTGGACTCGGTGGGGTAGTTCAAACCACCCAACGTGGTGGTCAGAACGTGTTCCTCCAACACCAAGTCGCCTTCGGTGGCGTTGATGTCCAACTGCCCAATCCACCCCAAGCTACCCGGTGTGGCTTCCAGCGTCACCGTTTTGTACGTGGTGTTGTCCACCACTGGGTGATCCACCAGATCGCTGGGCGCGAAGTTCAACCCGTACCGTCGATTCAGTGAATCGATCACGTCATGGGTGGTGTTCAAGGTGGGTGCTTGAACGTAGATGTCCGCCAGCACGTCCAGATCGGCAATGTCCAGTCGGTTGTAATAAATGTCCACCGACCCCACGTACGGGGCGGCTGGGTTATTGGCCGTCAGGGTGATCTTGGAGTTGTAACTGGCCGTTGACCCTTCCGGCGGTGACGCCGGTAAGGGGTTTTCAAAGTCGTAGTCGCTTGGGTCGAGCTGGATGTTGTTTTCCGCTTCCACCAAACTCAATAGCGTTGACCGTGGGTCTTTATACAGAGACATGTGGACCTCTTATGACAAATTGTAGTGGAAGTAAGCCGTGCCGATGTAGCCCCGTTCGTCGATTTGGGTCTGCACCACCACCCTCTGAAAATCCGAATTGGCCCGCTCAACGTCGCTGGTCGGATGGTCCGTCAGTGTCCCCGTTACCACTGGGGATTCGGCGTTGGATGGCCAAAGGGAAATCCCATACCGGTCTTCCAGTGCAATACACAGTGCCCCTAGGTTCACGAAGTCCCCACGGAAGTTGGCAGCGGTTGGATCAACCGCCAACAGGTCAACGATGGGGGTGAAATCGAGTCCCCACGTCAACATGCCTGCGGAGGTCCGATTCGCCAGTAAGGGGTCGGGGTGTGTGAACGCCGCGATTAACGGATCGACCACTTCTTCCAACAACAACCAATGACGGTTAAAGGTCAGGGTAAACGATCCCGCGTAGAATCGGGAATCGGGTTTCGCAGTAACCGTAAACTCCACCACCGCGTTGTTGCCTTCGGTGGTGAAATCCACGTCTTCGATGTCGTCGGTGGTGAACCGGGTCCCCAGGATTTTATTCAAACGCGGGAGTAGTCGATGCAACGACGACTGACTCAACGTCCGAATCGAGGGGTTGGCCACACCGCCGAACAACCGGTTCAATTCCAAACGACTGTACGCCACACGGACAGGGTCTTTTCGGTACCCCTGCCCGTGAACGCCCCGGACACCGACTTCCACCAACCCGGTTTCTGCATTAGGAGTTGCGCTGCCCAAAAGAACAGTCTCTTCTCCCAACGGGATGGGCAAGTCGTTCAGGGTGTTGATGGTGTCCAGTAACTGTTTTTTGGTGTCTTTATAAAACGCATCCATAATGAGAATCCCGGATTATTACGGTGTCGGTTCAGTCAAGACCAGGCCGTCGAGGAGTTTGTTCTCAACGGCGACGTCGATGTCAACGTCCAGCGGTCGTACAACGAAGCTCACGTTACCCCGGTAAGCGTAGGACCACGCACTGGCTTCCATGGTGAATGACTCACCATCGGCCCAATTGGTGGGCAGTACGTACGAGTCGGCGATGTCTTCAATGACTAGGGCTGATCCGAAGTAGGCGTTAAACCCGTCCAGAATGTCTTGCAGGGTCAGTGTGCCGGTGTCGGGGTCCACATCCACCTGCACCACAAACGGGTTGCGGGCGATGGCGACAAACTCAGACAGGTCGATCCGGTTGTAGTAGATCGACGCGCTGCCTTTGTACCCGAAATCGGGAATACCGGAAATCACCAGTTCGGTGTTCCGTTCGTAAGTAGGGTTGGTGTTAATCGCCGGAACGTCGAACTCAACCTGTTCCCACGTCAGCGACAACCCAGCGCTTTGGTTCAACAACGCAAGGACTTGGTCCTTGGATGTCATGGAAATATCGTAAGCCATTTTGGTTACTCCAATTGTCTTTGGTAACGCACCTTTGGGGTTGTCCAATCCCGAAAGTACATAGAATTACGAGCCCGCCACCGATTATCGACATAGACAGCGCCCCGTCAAGGGCGCCGTCAGTCCGGGACATAGAAATCCACGCGCAATGGGTGGTTATCGAAGGTGTGATGGATCAACTGGGCGACGGTGGGGCAGTCCAATCCACCCAAACCGGCACCGACGGGTGGGATGGCCAAGCTGGTGATCTCCAACATTCGCCACACGTCCCCCGCCAACGCGGTCAGGTTGTCTTGTACCCACGTCAGTTGACTGGGGTCACGCCAATGGTCCTTGGTCGGGAAGAACAACACCTGCCGACCACTGCCTTCCCCTAACGGGGCCGTGAGCAATCGATCAACTGCTAACCAGTCACTGTTGTAGAACTGGCGGTACGCACGGTACGTGTCTGGGTAACGTCGTTTAAACGCCAGAGCCAGACCCGCCCCCATGGCACCGTGGCAATTCGTCGGACACACCAACGTCTGGCGATCACTGTCCAACAAATTGCCCCAGTATTCCACTATCACCGCATCACCCGATCATTTCTTATCCTTGTCTTCATCCTCTTCGGGCTCCTCTTCCTCCTCGGGGTCGGTCTCTTCTTCGGCTTCGGGATCTTCCTCTTCGTCAAGAGTCTCCTCTTCCGTGTCCTCCTCGGTGGTTTCAGACTCCTCTTCTGAGTCGGTGGTGTCTTCCTCTGTCCCCTCTTCGGTTTCAGTGGATTCTTCCTCTTCGTCTAACGCGAAGTCGTCTTCACCGCCGAACTCGTCCTCATCGCCGGAGGCTTCACCGGATTCATCGTCGGTGGTTTCTTCACCCTCGCCATCACCGGTTTCCTCACCGGACTCTTCTTCCTCTTCCGGTTGGTTCTTCTCTTCCCACACCTTGCGTTTCTCTTCGATGCCGTCCAAGTATTTCTGAATGGCCTCACCCAAGCTGCTGAACTGACCTTCCTGAATGTCCAGCAAACTGAACACGGGGTTCTTGCCGTCCATCTCAGTGAGCTTGTCCAATTCCGGCATGATGTTGTTCCGGTCCAGCCATGTGCGTTGGTAGTACGCCTTGATCACCGCAATGACGTGATCCACGGTGTTGGGCTCACGTGCCAATACTTCGGCCGGGAACAAGTCCGGGGTGATGTACGCCTCTAGCGCCCGTTCCAGCAGTGTGGTGTACTGCTCAAACATTTGCTGTTGTAGATCCACGCGGGTGGTGTCCGGCATGGGCAGATCGGTCTGGATCGAGTCGATGAACAGGTCGATCAACTCCTCGGTTTCCATCTTCTTCTGTTCTTTGGTGAGTTTGGTTTTCTGTTCGGTCAGGACCTCTTCCAACTTCGCCTTCAGTCGAGCGGAATGACGGGTAACCAACTGTGAGTGCTTAGTCAAGTACCGCGTGAGTTTCTTCTGGTGGCGAATCACTCGGCGGGTCATCAACAGGTTGTTGTTCACCACACTGGTAGCAAAGTCCGGGCTGGAGGTGGGGTCCACCAGTTCCGGGTTGATACCAAAGCCTGAGATGTGCATCCGACGCAGTCGATCCTGCAGTTCCGGATTCCCGCCCTGAATGTTGGTGTTGTAATCGTCAAACTCCACCTTGGTGGTGGGGTAGTTGTCCGACTCCACGTTGATCGAGAAATCAAACCCAGCGCGGTTGAGGTAATCCAGGGTTTGGCCCGGATCGGGAGACGCCAACGGGAACCCCCGATGGGAGCTTTCCAGTACTGCCGCCTGCACATCCGAAATGGTTTTCTCCGGATCAGGGTCTTCGGCGTCCACACTGATGCTGGCCCGCTTGCGACCCACGGCGTTACGAACACCGGCCATGGTTTCAGCAAACAGCAACACACTCCGCATCGAGGACAAGATCTTCGACTGTGTCAACAACGTTTGTCCAATGCCGTGTTTGTTGTACGCGAAGGCCATGTAAGTGACCAGTTCGGCGGGGATGTACAGTAACTGGGTGTTCTGGTTCTTGAGGGACCGGTACAGCATGATCCGGTAGATGTCCTCTTCAGTGCCCAGCTCAAAGTCTTCCCCATACAGACCGTTACGCAAACGGTTGATCAGATCGTTCTCGATGATGCCCGCGTACGCCTGCTGGATCTGATCGAACTCAGCGGACGAATCGGTATTGGTAGCGCCCATGGCTTCCTTGGTACGCTTGACCAACTCGGACGTGTTGTCTTTGGAGTTCGCACTGAAATTGCTGCGCAGTTCCCCGTAATAGTCCTTCCCTTCTTCGCGCACCACCGGGCGACCGTTCTGGTCGATCATCACAAAGTACCCCACGTGTTCTTCGGGGGAACCGGGTACGTACACGGGAATCACACTTTCAATCGGCAGTTTCATCACCAGCGGGTGACCGGCCGACGGTTTGTTGATGTATTCCTGTGTGGGCAATACTTGGGTGTGAACCGCCGGTTGCTGACCGCGTTGGGTGTATAGCTTGTCAATGTCTTCAGGACTCAGGCCTTTGCTGGCGGATTCCATGGACACTTGGTGACGGTTCAACAAGGAATTGATCTTCAGTTGTCGTCCTTTATTACGGATCGCTGTGTTCTTCAGCACATCGAAGTTATCGGTTACTTGCACGCCTGGAATGCTGACGTGATTCCGATCGGTGCGTGCACCACCAACATTAAGCTGACCGGAGATCCCACTGGCGGCTTCCTGACCGCCCCGGAACGTTTCCATGGAGACACGCGGTTCACGCGGATGACCCAAGAACCCCATGGGGAGTCCTTTGTTGATCCGACTCACTACTTTGTTGTAACTTTCCATGGACAGCTGCTGAGACCCGTTGATAATCACGTCCAGGTTGTTCTCAGGCAGCACCGCCAGGATGTGCGCGCCCTTGGTAAACAGGATCTCTTCGAGGATACCGTCCAGCCGGTCATCAATTTTATAGTCGTTTTTGAAGTATTCCTGCACCACGGACAGGAGCGGGCGAGCCACTTCACTGTCGAATACCCGTTCATCCGCCGTAAAATTCAAGTCCACTGAGGACATGTCCTTCGGAGACAGAATCGACCCGATGAGGATCTGTTCGGTCAGTTCGACGTCCGGCAGCAGTTGGAATACCGAATCCGCATCAATGGCGTCCTGACCCGTGGCCTGGGAAATCTGTTCAAACAGATCACGTGAGACCGTGATGTTACGTGGATCACTGGGTCGGTCACTGGTTTGGGTTTGGTCTCGAACCAGTTTTGTCAACAACGCGTCCACGTTGTCTTTTGCGTTGCGGGTGTACGCCAACTTGGGGTACTTTCGACTCCCATCTTGAACAGCCATGGGCCGCCCTCCTTATTTTGGGTGTGTTACAAACTAAACAATAGAAGGTCAAACAATGAGTAACGTCTATTACAAGCTATATCGTGACAGCGTTTTGGCGTTTGCAAAAACACTGGTTATCAAATGCTCAGGCGTTGCTGAGACCATCAACAACGAATTGGAGCTGATGGGTCACCCCGTAGAACGGGACCGACCCACCACGTGGAAATACTATTTGAACCTAGCCGGTCACTACCATCCGTCCGACACGATGATGCGGGTGCGGTCGTTGGACACGTTGGAAGACATTGATTTCACCAAAGAAAACCTTCGTATCCATCGAGCCACGGCGCGGGAGTACAAGCCCGGAGGTGTTTTCCACAACGCGCTTTTGAACTCCTACCCCAACCAAACGGCGTTGATTCGCGGGATACTGTTTCCCGTGGACCTACACACCGCGATCGACGCCGAAGACGGTACCCTGTTGTATCACGACCAAGAACACATTGAGAGCAATGAGTTGTCACTGGTCACAGATCTACAACATTGGTTAAGCGCGTTTTTTGCCCGGTGGCACAACAAACAGTACATGCTCACCGACGACCTTTACCTGCCAAGCTTTTTGGGCACACTGTATATGCAGTTGCCGTTGGTCATTCAGAACCTACGCTTGCGCCGTGCGAAAACCCCCGAAGCGCACAGTTTTCACGTGCGGGAATATCTGGCCTCAAACGGGGAGTTGGACACGTACCTGCCGTATCTGACGAAAGAACAGCAGTTGTTCTTGTATCGTAACCTGAGGTACCTGAAACGCAATCTGGGTAAACAAGCGGTCTTCGACACCCTGGTAGACCAAATGTTGACTCCCCGTGGTATTCCTTTGAACTGGTACAAACTTGAACACAATACCAGTAAACTGCCCGACAACATGTACCCCGAAGTCGATGCGGTGGAATACCCGATCAACCAGCCGCTGGCCCAGACTGGTCGGAAACACAGCGATGTTCATACAATACTTCGTAAAGAGCGCTCCATCGCTCGGGACAATGTTAATGTGGAAGGGGAAGCGGCTACGGCAATTGTTGATAATGTGCGCAGTGGTCAATTTAATCAACTGCCCACCAAGGTACTGGAATCCACCGTGGTAGATCGAAGCAATTCTTCGGTCCGGTCATTAATGAGTGTGTTGTTAAACCAATGGGTGTACATGGCAGCCAACGGTCGATACCGATCGTACATCACCATCACACACCCGGTAACCGACGAACTCATCAGCCTTTCTGTGAAGGACGCGTTCATTCTGGCGTATTACACCTTCCACAAAGCGAGGGGTATCGAGGTTGAAAACATACCGAGGGTTTTGGCCTACTCGGTCTTGCGGGACCGTTTACCCGACTTCGCCGAACTGAATTCCATCGTGGACCAGTGCTATGTACCGGAGCGGTTGATCACAGCGGTCATGGACCGAATCTCCCCGCTGGGTGAATACATCACGGTGGGGCGGTTCAATGAAGGCTGCAGTCGTCTGCACCGGGAGTACCTAAAACTCTGGGAGCTGTATTCGTTCCAAGAAAACTACATGACGCGCGGCTTGACGCAGCAGGTGGTTGACCGACACTTCCAACACGCGTGGTGTGAATTGAGTGACGGACCTACGCGTTACGAGGACTGGTTAACCGAAAGCGGTCTGGATCTCAGTAACTTCTCGACCGTGGATCTGGAACAGGTCATGTTGGAGTGTGTAAACTCGGCCACGGGAACAAACCTTACCAATCAGGTGTCGTTCTCAGAAATCCAAAAGGCCATGCTCCAACTGATGCAGCAAATGAGCTCGTACAGTGTTCAGTACCTCCGAAGCATTAACAATTCGGACTTCGTGTATGTTGGGATACCAACGATTCGGGTGGGTGATGTTGGCGCCAACATTCAGAGTGGGAACAGCATCAACCAAGGTCGAATCACGGTTCTGCACAAACACGGAAAGCATCGGACCGAGTACGACATACGTCGAACCCATCTCAACCCCCCGATCACATCCGAGGCAAAAGAAAAGGTCCGGTTACACATACCGGTCGGCGTCTCCATGCGAATGAGACTCCAAACGATTGCCTACGTCCCGATTGATGTTTCCAACGTTAACGTCCGGCGGCTTGAGATGACGGTTGCCAACGACGCACCGGATAACGGTGAGATAACTTAAGGACACCTTATGAAACTGGAAGACTACCTCCATCTCCCTCCTTTTGAGGGGCTGGTGGGGGCCATCAATACCCAATACGTGTTCAATCTAAACGCTAATTGGACCACCATTACTCGATTGGTTCCAGACATCGACGACCCACACCGACTGTTTGTTACGTTACAGGTACACCGTAGCAGTAGCGAATCGAATCAGGACCCGGTACCACCCCCATTGGATTTCCATTACACGCGGTTTGATTTAGCCACTTACGTGACCCCAACTCAGCCGTTTGTGGTCAGAGACCGCACGCTTCCATTGTCTACGGCCGATCTGGTTGAGTTACTGTCCGAAGAGACGGGGTATCGGTTTACGTACGACGATTTCCTTCCGATGCAGTGGGACACGCCTACAGCGGACGGCGTGTATACGGTGAAGGCACACCCACTGTCGTTACGGTGGGTTGGGGAGTTCCAATTCGTTCTGGATGACGTGAAAGCGTCTGTTTCAAGTAAGGTACAAAAAACCAAGCTGGCCAACGCCATGCAGTGGGCCCAAGACCGTCGAAGCCCTGGACCGTATCAGGTTATGGACATCGACTTCACAAACGACCGAGACGAGTTAATTTGGCTCACCCGTGGGGATCAACGGCTCCCCACTGACAAACTGATAGAAATACTTCGTCGCAATAGTCGACAGTCCTGGCAGATGTCCCTCGCACCGTCGGTTTTTAATCTGACGTGGGATGTGGTAACGGGCGACACCGGCGTTGCTTATCCAGTCTACAACGTCCTTTACAACGGACCAGTCCGAAGCCAATGGACCCCCGTTACCGATAAACGGTACGTTTTGGTTCTTGGGTTGTCGCAAGAACTGTGTCTCAATCTAACCGGAATGGTTCTTTTACACTACGATTAAATGGAGTTGCCACATGTATTACGAACCACCGAAACTGCAAATCGTCCGTGCGCTCAACTCGGCAAATCCCGAGCTATCACCACCGTTGAGTCCGGAGTCGGTTACACTCGGTACACCCCGTGTCAATGTCGGGGATTACGAACATAACACACGGGTTACCCTTACCGTGGCTGACGACCATTCTTATTTCTCGGGATCGATCGACCTTGATTATAACCGGTGGGATCTGGACGACCTGTTGGGTGGGTTGAGCGTACCCGGTGTCATTGGTCAGTACGGATCGAGCCATGAAACATTGGCGGCGTTGCTGGAACAGTACCAGTTGCCGTTAACACCAGCGGACATTGTCAACCAACCGATTCCCGTTGACAGTAACCAATTGGTGTTTGAGGCCACCGGCCAATCCCTGGCAGTCATTGGGTCGATAACCCTTCGGTACCGAGGATAAAAAAAAAAGAAAGAACGACATAAGACCCTCCCTGAATGGGAGGGCTTTATGTCGATTAATGCGTTGTTGCGGTCAGTCATGACCGTCTCCCGATGTTTGTTGGAATGTGAAAAGCACCCCCAGACAACGTGCCTAGGGGTGTGCCGCAAGGTCTATGGGCGTGTGGAACTCCCACAGGTTTCGGCCAGCATGGGGCAGTCCCAGGCCAGTCCTACCCCATGGGTGTTTTTATCCCAGATCCTTAAGCAGGATCGAGCCTTCGACCAACCAGCCCCGGATCACTTCGTAGTAGTGACCGTCCACACTGATGATGCGCAGACGCGTGCCGGGCAGGTTACCGTTGTCCAGGTGACGTTCCACCATGGTCTTCAGTACCTGATACAGTTTGGCGTGGGCGGATTGACTGATGAGCACCGGCTCTTTCGGGGTGAGATTCAGTGACGAGATCTCTTCGGTGGTCCAGCGGGTTTGCAGGTTCACCACTTCCTCGAACAGGTTCAGCTGCCCTTGGGCTTCGTCCCCTTCGGTCTGCTCATAGGCCAGATTGAACCAACGCTTCATGACCGCCGAGGTCTGACTGTCGAGCACCTTAACGTACGCCGGGTCGTACTTGGTGCCGTGCTGCAGCACGTCGTACAACTCATCCACATCGTCCACAAAGCTGTCCACGTTCAGGTTGGGCAGGGCCAGATTGTCCGCCAGTACGCTGTTCAACCCTTTGGTCAGACGCTCGTTGAAGAACCGGTAGTACCGGATCGGCAATCCACCATCGACCATCAACTTGTGCAGACGCCGTGCCACACTCACCAGCCCCCTGGATTCGGTTGCGGAGAACAGTTTGTCCTCAACGTCCTTATCCAGTTCGATCGGGTACAGGCAGCCACTGATGTACTCGTACGCCGGCAGTGTCTTGGTGTCTTTAGGCAGGCCCAAGTCCTCGATCAACTGGACACGCGCCATCAACTCGTTTTCCAGGTCGCTGGAGGCACTGAACAGCGTGGTGACTGCCACCGGGTTCAGTTCCGCTGCCACATCCAACGGACCACTGACCTTGGCCTCCAGATCTTCGGCGGGGATGTCCAGCTCGTCGTAGTCGGTGATCTTGTGCTGACTGGCGATGACCTTACCTTCCGGCTTGATCTTCATACCACGCAGTTTGTCGTTGATCTCATGTTTGAGATAATCCATGTCTGAGCTCCATTTAACAACTTTCTCATGAACCACCCCATCCGGCCAGTGCACGTGGAACAGCACGAACTGTTGTGGGTCGTGTCCGATTGGGTACGGGGTTTCCGACCCTTTGGTCCGCGTCCACTTTGACAAGTGGGCGGGGGCAATTTCCACACCACCGGGGTTGTAGAAGTGATCGTACGGGCGATCGTGGTCGATGTCCTGACCCCGAGGGATAAAGAAGAACGGGTCCATGACCACGTCTTCAATGGACTTCGGTGCATCGCCTTCATCAACCTGCTGAACCGGGGCTGGTTCGACCGGTGCGGCAGTTGGTTGTGCAGGCTGGCTCGGTTGAGTGAAGCCACCGTTGGACGACCAACCACTCGGGGTGGCAGGTTCCGGTTCGTCCATGTACCGACCGGCGGCCGGGGTGGCGCTGGTCGCCGTGGGGCTTGGTTGAGTACCGTGTTGAGTACCGTACCCTGGAGGCGCTGCTTGGGGCATTTGCTGTGGCCGTGGGGCCGCACCCACTGGGGGTAGTTGAGAGCCCTGTGAAGGACCGCCCATTGGCTGACCCCCATAACCCTGCGGGGCATTGTAACCACCGCCACCGTAGCCCTGAGGGGTCGCTGGTTGACCACCCATCGGTTGACCACCCATTGGTTGTCCGCCGTAACCACCTTGTTGGCTGTAGCCTTGGGGTTGGCGTCCGGCCATGTGGAACGCCTTAATGTCGTTCATGATGTCTTCGAACTCTTTACCCGCACCCAGCAACTGGTTGTACGTTGCTTGATCCAGCATCTGACCAACTTGCGGGTACTCACCCGCAGTCACCGCCAAAATACCGTAGTAGATCTTGGCAACGGCTTTGCTGATCGCAACGCCGGGGTTGTTGTACTGGGCGACGACCAGGAACTCCACAAAGTCCACGGTCCGTTGGCACCAGTTGGTAAACATCTGGTTATTGAAACGGTTCTGTGACAGGAGATTGTAAGCAAACGTGTGCAGTGGGGTGCGTCCCAGACGGCTCTGCATCATGGCGCGAAGCTCACACACGATCTGACCGACGGCTTCACCGCCGACCGATTGGGGAATGTTCAGTTGCGGCCACACGTCATTACCTTGTGGCAGTGCATTGTTAACGGTTGATTGGTCCCAAGTGTCAAAGGGCACTGGGAGTTGTTGCTGGTTGGCCTGGGTTTGGTACATAACCTAAGTCCTCTTTTTCAGGTTCGAGTTTAACAGTTTATCGTTGGTAGCGCTTTTGCGTACGGTCAACCAATTCTTCTCGTTCCGGGTTCCGAAGAATGGTCCCGTCGATCTCGGTCCGGATGTTTGGATTGATCCGGGCGCGACCATCAGGGTTGGTCTTCGGCTGGTTGTTGAATTGACCGACCTCCGCGATGGAGGCGTGCAGTAAGCGACTGGTATCGGAAATCAAGCCTTTACCAAAGCCTTTCCCACGGCGGGCTTTGTCTTGTGGGATCAACATCGAGGTGATCCGGAAGATCTTGTTATCACCGGGGTAGCTGACCGTGTTCACTTCGCCGTGATCCACCGTCAGTCGTTTGGTGCAGGTGTTGAGCTTGAACAACCGTTTCAAGGCATCGTTCAGCTCATCGGCAGTCCACTCTTTGTCGTGGCGGCTTTGGAAGCCATACCCAAACAATGAGATTGCCGAGTTGAACTCCTCCGTGATGTAACGCAGAACCATCAGCTTCTTATTGTACATCGAAGTTTCTTCGGTGTTGGTTTGGTAGAAGTGATGGGACAGGTCCGTCATGATTGTGTAGAAGAGGTCCCAGATGTTGTCCACGTAAATCTGTCGCTGTCGCAACTCTTCACGGGTCATTTCATCCAGTGACACTTCCTGGGAGCGCATGTGCGTGTCGATGTTCTCCAACACTTTCCCGGCGTGTTCGTAATCCCCAAACACCATGTGTCCCAGAATGATCCGCCACTGACTAATGTCGTCAGCGTAGCTCACTTCCTGGAAACGGTCGGGGAAGGTATCGACGACGTAAAAGAAACCACCCACCAACATTCGGACGAAGTCGGTGTCGTTCTCTTTGGGAACCACCAGACACATCTCACCCGTGGGGTGTTTTCCTTTCAACGTCAGTGATTCGAACACCGTGAACTGATCGCGCGGGTATTCCTTTTCACCGAAGTTATCACGCAGTCCCAATTGCACCTGAGTGCCCGCCCACTTCTCGAACGTTCCGGTGACTCCGAAGCGACAGAAGAAGTAATGTGCCAGACTGGTGTGAATGGGTTTGCGGTTATCCAAGTCCCGGTTACCACGGTTGCTCATCTCGTTGTGAATCATCGACCAGATGACGTACACGATGCACCGTGCGCCGTTGGCGACGAAGTGGTGATCCGTACGTTTGAAGTTCAGACGCGTGCGTCGGAAGGGAATGAAGATCCCACCGTTGACCACCGAGAACCCTACGTCGGTCAACACCGGCGATACGTTGTACGTTGCGCCATTGAGTGTCATCAACCCACCGTCACGTACGAACGGTAGTTGAATGAACCGTGGCATCAACGATTCACCGTGGTACGAGAACTGGTATTTCACCAAGTAAGTATCAAACTGAGCGATGTTGGCAATGCGCTTTGAATTGTACTCCCTTGTCAGTTCTTCGAAATGTTTTACCGGCGAACAGATTTGACTACCATCGTAAGTCAATCCTTCCGGGAACAACTCCTGGTTGATTCGGATCAAACGATCAATGTACGCCATAGTGCTGTTGACCCCAGTATCGGGATTCACAGACATCATGTGTTCAACCGCCAGTCCGTTTGTAATAGTCTTATTGAACGTGGGGGTTCGTTCTTTGATCCGTTCTAACAGTACGTTATCCATCCAGACTCTCGCTTTGATCGTCACCGACTTACACCAGAGTCAGTGACTACTTTTGTCGTTTCACGATCAAGGCCGCTAAGCCGAGACCGACCCCTACAACGCTAAGGAACAGTTTCCCAACTTCCACGGCGGACTTCCATTGATCGGTTTCATCCTTCCGATCGCGGGAGCGCATGTCGTATTCAAACTTCTGACGTTCCGAGTACGTCTGTCGTTCAAACTCGATCCGATTGCGTTCCATTTCCATCCGTTCGCGTTGTCGTTCAACGTCCTCTTTATGGCGTCGGACCTCCTGGTCTAAACGTTCCTGTTCTCTTTTTCTTCGCGCGTCTTCTTCTTTATAGTAGTCGTCTTGACGCTTGCGTTCGGCATCCAGTTCGTGTTGTTCACGAGTGATCTCCTGTTTGTGTTTCTGAACGGCGATCTTCTCCAGACTCAAATCGTGTTCGGCTTCTTTCAGTTCAGCCTTGAATCGAGCTTCCGGAGACCCAAACGATTCCGCCTCGGCCCGGTTGCGGTATAAACCCAATGCTTTTTCAGCATCGGCGTACTCGTAAAATACCGTCTCCGGTTCGGAATTAATGGAGGATCGCGTGGTGACATAAACGCCGTCGCGCAGCTGTGGGTCGGATACAGATTTCAGTTCAAAGACATCGTAACCCGTATTGACCCATCGCTGGCCGTAGATACCTGAGTTGTCAACCATCAGGTACCGTTGTGTCAGCCCTTCTTCCAACGCGAACGATTCGTTTAACCGCTGTCGTTGTCCGGGTTGACTGAACGGATGTGCCACCGCGTCTCGGTGTTTCTCAAACCCGATAACGAGGTCCACGTCGTTCAAATAAACAACCCCACCTACCTTCTCTAGGTCTTCACGGGAAATACCCAAAGTGTAGGAGAATTTACGCTGATTGTACCACATTGGTTCATGTTCGAGCGTATACAATGCATCAACGATGCCTTTGCGCTCAACGTGGTTGTCCGGTAACTCTAACTCAGACAATAATTCACGTGCGTCAATTTTTACACCGGGATCGAATTCGTACTCGATCTTAATGTAAAAATACTCGTCTGCCGTTGTAGACACGGTCGATGGTTCGCACACCACAATCCCCAGCGCGTTGCGCCAAAAGATCGGAGTCCGCATGGTACTACTCATTTGGTAGTTGACGCTGGTGTGTTTGGAATTAAGGTCTTTGTTGTTCGGTCCCGGCACCACATCTGAAATGAGCGACGGAAAAATGTGGTTTAACCGTCCCATTGACGTGCTCCTTAATGCGTGGTGCTGATCTCCACCGACACCACGCCTAGACTCATGCGCGGTATCTCATGGGGTTTCGGATGATCGTTCGGCCTTGTTGCCGACCGGTCTGTCGGATTCGACCTCTGACTCTTCTCACCGGAATGGTCTCCTTGTTGCTGCCCTGTGGTTTTGACGACGTACAGCGGACGGGGTCCGGGGCGTTTGGTTCTCCCCGCCCGCTGTGAAAATTTTTGCCGAGGGGCTCCTTTCGGCGTCTTGGCTTTTTGCAGTGCCAAACGTAACGCCGTCATGGGCGGTTCCTCGTCTTTGTCCGTACAGTGTACCGAACCACTGAACTCACGAGCGACCGGTCCAATGGGATCAACCTGTATGGGTTCAGGGATTTCTTCCACAATGGCAATACTGCGAACCAACCCTTCTTGGTTCAGCCATTCTTCCTTTACCCACTCTTCCACATCGGGCATGAATGCGATGAGGGTTTCAATGGCATCGTGATCGGTGAATCGTACACTGTGCGTGGTCACCAGTGTGTGGCAACCGTTTCGTTCAATTCGTTTTTGAGTCTTCGTGACTTCCGGAAAAGTCAGCTCATGGAGGTAGGACGTCTGCCCTTGTTCCTCCCAGGTGTTTATATCGAGATAATCCATAGCGCTATTAACTCCACGTGGTTTCTTGGCCACGTTTATAATGTAGATTTGAAATAAAATGGATTCTCGACAAAAAAAAGAGTGCGGCACACACCGCACTCCCCGCACTGTCACCGCAGTGTGGGTATCATTGACTCATCAAACGTGGTGTAGTCAAGGTCTTCTTGGGGTAGGTCGATGTAGAATTCGTCTGAGTAATATAGATGTTACTTTAATTGGGACGGCATAAAGCCCGTCCCGAAGGACGGACCTTATTGGTGTAGGTGCCTCACGCACGGGCTGTGCACCGATTGCTCGGCGACATTGGGTCAGCTCCCAACTCGTGAGACTGCCACCGGATACACGTTCGCTGGGGGGCAGGTACCCAGATAAGAACAAAACCGATGACTGCTTTGTGGTGGTACTCCAACACTTCCACCGTTTGACTCGCAGGCTGTGGTTGGAACACAGTGAACAGTAAACGCTTCGGGGCCAACAATGCAAACGCGTTTACTGGCATATGATACTACACTCAGTAAATTAAACGAGGGTTAACGGACCGTCGTAGTCTTCGGCCGGTACCCAGTACTCCCCATCGTGTACCCAATGTTCGTCCTTGTGTTTGAACTCACTACCTTTGACGGGGTTTTCGGGAATCACGTCCTGAGGTGGGTTATGTTGGTACTCGGGTTGAGACGGCGGCATGTAGGGGAACTGAATGTCCCGGATACTATCCCTGGAAGTAAACCGTGTCCCATTTGGATCAATGAACACCACCGCATCCAACGTGTACGCGGTACCATCCGCGCGTTGGAAGATCTTACTGCAACGCAGGTTCTGTCGGACGTCCCCTTCGTACCATTCCGACCATTCTTTTTCGTTCCCAGTCAGTGGGGTGAGGGGTTCACCTTCCACGAGACGAATGAACGCCGAAGCCGCCAACGCGGAGGAGAACCCGCTGTGGTTCTCTTTGGCGTGAGTCTGGACCAGTCGATACGCCGCCGGACCCAACATTCCATCGTAGTCACTGTCGGAATCAAACAAGCCAGCAGCTGTCAACTCACGCATGGCGTGCGAGGTCATCTCGGAGCCGTTATCACGGCGGGTAAGTATACGGCGACACCAATCCCCGAAACGCTCTTTCCAGGTAGGGGTATGGGCTTCAACGGTGCAATCTTGTTCAGTCATGATTCTATCCTTTTTGGTGTGGGCTTGCAGTGTATTGTTGGGACTCCCAGTAATTCCCTAGACGACATAAAAGGCGCCCCGAAGGGCGCCTTTTGTTACACTGGTCTCAGCAAGCGTTCGCTTACGGAGTAGTGGTACCACCAGTGGTGCCAGAGCCGTCTGTGTCAAGCTTGTTGAGGAAGACAGACTCACCCATGACGTCACGCAGACCGGATACGTCGATTTCGATCGCAAACGGAATGTTGTTAACGTGCAGGTTGAATGGCACGGCTGCAATCTCGCGAGAGATCTGACCGTTACGAGAGATCGGCAGGTCCGCAACGATGGTCGGAACGTAGTAGAACTGACCGAAGTTGAGGATGTCGTTCTCAACCGGGTTTTCACGGGTCGGGATGACCACGATCTTACCGTCGAAACGCTCGTTGTTGGTGGATACGATGTCGTACTTCAGGTAAGCACCCAGAGTACGGTCGTCGCCCTGCATCATCAGGTAGTGAGCGATTTCTTTATCGGTCGCGATGATGAACTTCGGACGCTCGTCTGCGTTACCAGTAACAGTCTGGTAAGCCGCTTCGATGTTGGAGTCGCGGTAAGCCGGGAACAGGATGGATTTCACCGTGTTCAGGATGGCTTGACACACGTCTTCCCAACGCTGGCCAGAGCGTGTGGAGTCGATGACTTCACGCAGGTCCAGTTCAGCGTGACGATACGTCGGACGGATCATCGCAGACAGGGCACCTTCAACCGCACCGAACTTCGGACGATCATAGCCTGAGGAAGTCACTTCACGCAGCTGAGCCAGGTAGTTGAGCAGGCGAGTTACTGCGTTGTTGCTGTTACGGATGTTGGTCGCAACAGTCAGTGTCTTCACAACGTCACCCGGGCCGTTCTCATCCATAGTGGACATCGGCAGAGTGATCGGGCTGTGCATCGGTACCGGGTAGCGGAACTGCAGGGTACGAGTCTGTACCAGCTGACCACGCTCACGACGGTTGGTGTTGGTGAAGCGGCTGTCGAGGTCGTAACCAACCACGTTCAGTTCACCCAGGGCGTTCAGCAGCGTTGCCACGTCACCGGAAGTCTTGTCCAGTGCTTGACCTTCGGCGTCCAGTACTTTCTCAACCACAACCGGAGTTGAGTTGATCCAGGTGTCACCTTTGGAGAGGCTCACGGAACCGGATACACCAACGCTCAGACGCATGGTCCATTCGCGAGAAGCGATTTCGTCCAGCTCTGCGCCAGTAGAACCGTCAACCGCCTTGGTACCGGCCTTAACAACCAGATCTTCAGTGGTGAAGTTCAGTTGGGCGATACGGGTGTCGTTGGTCAGGCTCGGCTGGAAGACCGCAGTCGGCATGCGCTCAACAGTGAAGCGGATAACCTTCTTGTTGGTACCGCCAGTCTGAACGTACAGGTTCTTCAGACGTATGGCCGGATCGATGGTGTCGGAGGTGTCCAGCAGGTTGCCAGCGATCAGCTGCTGACGGTTGGAAACACCGATCAGGTCGAACTTGTGGCCAACCTTCAGCGGAGCAGTCTTAACCACACCACCACGGTCCAGTTCGATACTCTTCGGAGCAACAACGGCCGGGTCAACGAAGACGTCAGAGTTCTTGCCTTTCTCGTCCACAACTGGGACCAGCTTGGTGCTGGCGTCTTCCAGAACGGACGGGTCACGGAACGCTTCAACCATGTTCACTTCACGGGTGTCGAACAGAGCACCAGTCACTTCGTGGAACACGTCTTTCAGAACGGCTGCGTAAGTCAGGTTCTGGGTAACGCCACCTTCAGTCGGGTTAACAACCACGGTTGGGTAGATGGCTTCACCAAACGCATCCTGACGGGAAGCGGCGAGGTTGTAAGCAACGGAGATGACACGGAAGTCACGCTGGGACTTCTCGTTGTAGTTCTCCAGACCAGTGCTGCCAGACAGTACCGGCATGTGACCAGCAGGGCCTTCAGTCATCGGTGAGAAGTTCACCACGTTCGGGTTGTTGGTAGCCGGAGCATTGGTCATGCCGCGCAGGGCTTTCTTGTACCGTACTTCGTCGCCGGAAGCGAGGTTAGCAACGGTTGCTGCCAGGATCTGGTTTTCGCCGATGCGGGATGCGTCAGCGCCACGCTTGGCGTTGAAGCTTTCAAAGCCGAGCTTTTCCAGAGTGTCTTCCAGGGAAGTGTACAGTTCGCGACAAGCGTGAACGGATTCGTGATCCATTTCACCGAAAGATTCGGTGGAAACACGGGAAGCCAGTTCGCGCGAAACGCTCATCGGACCACCGACGACATCGCCAGCGGATTCCAGGGAGGCTACAAATTCTTTCAGTTCGAAATCGCCTTTCATTGCATCGTGGCGATCCGAAAACAGTTTCTTCAGATTATCCATTTGAAATACCCTACGTAGGAGAAACGGAATGTTTGCTTAGTAAGCATATCATCAGGTACACACTCACGCAACTTTACGTTGCGGAAGCGATCCCAGATAATAACGGAATATGTTGCTGGCGCTCACTTTCTCGAAGGAGTGCACATGCAACGCTTGGGCGATCAGTTCATCAAAGAATCCCTGATTGGACGAGAGCAGTCGGTTTGAAGGATCGGTACCAGAATCGTGCAACCTCTGCTGCACCGCGACCCAAGTATTCTCGTCTACAGGATTGAGGGTGTATACAGGAGTAAACTTTTCTCCAGCGGCCGTTTCCTTGAGTTTTTCGGTCTCTACACGCTCAGAAACACGGGTCATCAAAGACTCGTGTTCACCGCTGACCGCAAGGCGTGCCAACGGCGGTGGTGCCAACTCAATCCCGAGTTCGGCATCAAACTGGAAGGGGAACGCTTTGAAAGCTAACTCCATCTCAGCCATGTTCAACGGCGAAAGCTGTTGAGACATCGTATCGACATTGGTCAGTATTTTCAAAGATTGTCCTTCGGCTTCCAGCATGGCCACCGTTTCCGGTGTTGTGATGTACAGGACAGGCATAGTCTTTACCTATAGCATGTAAGTGTAAAGGAATGTGGGCATGCATCTCATAGAAATAGGGACACCAAAAATTACGCAACGAATAGATAGTACGACAACTTCATAATGCGCTTAGGATACCCACCCATGTTTTCACCTAAACAATTACTGATCAATTGCGCGACACTGCTGTGTTTAGAGCACCGCGAAGGGGTGGCTACCTCTCCTTCCAATGAGTTGGTTTCCAATATACTCAACAGTCTGCCGATTCCAGAAACCACCATCGATCACGATCACGGTCGGCAAACCTTCTTGGAACTGCGCTCGGCAGTGATGTGGTTGAACACTCGGACCGAGGACAACTTTCCCACCGACGCGGAAGTGCTACAACAGATTCAAGTGGCGTGCCGGGAAGAGAACTTTCTGTACGAAGCGTTGATGACGGCGTTGATGGAAAAGTACCCAGACGTTAAGAGTGTGGTTAAGATCATCCAGTCGTATCGAGCGAATCTGAACCAACATCTGAACGACGAACGCATCCTGGCGATCCTTAAAGAGTACAGTCACAAGTTTACTTTCAAGCGCAACGCGATTCATGACATCGCCGCCGAGGTCACGGAGATGGGCTCGAAGCTCGAACCGTTCTTGGAAGCTCGCACCAATCAGAAACACCCGGCGATGATGGGGTCAATGGACTTCGGTGATCCCGAAGGACTGGCACAACATTTCAAGGACGTGAAAGTAGCATTGTCCACAGACGGTGCCATCAAGTTCGGTTGGAAAGGCTTGAATCGGATGCTCGGTCGAGTGGGGGCGGTCCGTCGTGGGGAGTTCGTCACGGTCGCCGGTCTGCAACATAACTTCAAATCCGGGTTTATGCTGTCACTGTTCACCCACGCGGCTCTGTTCAACAAACCGCAACTGCGTGATGAGACTCGGACACCGCTGTTGTTGTTCGTCACGTATGAGAACGAGATCCCCGATAACCTGATGTGGATCTACAAGTACCTCAAAGAGAACGAAACCGGGGAAGCGGTCGTCAACGTTGAGGTTGACGTCGAGGAAGCGGCGCGGTACGTCTCCGAGCGACTGCGGGAGACTGGGTTTGAAATCCGGATGCATCGGTTTGACCCCAGTGACTTTACCGTGGCTTCCCTGATTGGGTTTCTCGACGGTATCTATGCGGATGGGTACGAGATCGTTGGGTTGCTCATCGATTACCTGAACATGATGTCCAAGTCGGGCATTGACGCCAAGGTGGCGGGCGATGACATTCGTCTGTTGTTCCGTCGACTTCGAAATTACTGCGCCCCACGCGGGATTGCATGCATCACCCCACACCAGCTTTCCTCTGACGCACTGCAACTAACCCGTGAAAACGTGGAGGACTTTGTTAAGGTGGTGGCCAACAAAGGTTACTACGACGGCTGTAAGCGGTTGGGACAGGAGCCCGATCTGGAGATGTTCATCCACATTCTGAAAGTCAACGGGTCCAGTTACCTCACGGTTCAGCGTGGTAAGCATCGGAACACTGTGACCTCTGAGAAAGACTTGTATGTGTGTCTGCCCTTCAAGGACATCGGTACGATTCCTTGGGATGTAGACAAAGACGAAGAGATCACGCTGGGCATGCCCGGCGGGGGTGCATTGGGCACCGAAAACGAAGTGGCCTGGTGGGCCGAGTAACCAAAAAAAAAAGACGTTATAAAAGCCCTCCCCAGCGGGAGGGCTTTATGTCGGGTTTACTTAGTGGCGCGACTCGCCACCCAGACGTAAGTAGCGCCCATGGCGGTGAAGAAAGCAACGGTACAGGCACGGCGATAATACTTCTGTTTTTTAGCGTCGGTCATGACAGACTCCTTGATTAGTTCAGTTGGCCGGTGAGGGCGCGGGATACCAAGATGGTACCACCGACCAAAGCGCCGGCGACCAGTCCGAAAACAGCGCCATAGGCTGCGCCCTTAGCAACGGATTTCATACCCAGTTTGGATTCGTTGTTTGTGGTTTCGTTGTTTGTTTCGGCGCTCATGAGACCGCTCCTTCTTTTTCGTAGTTAAGGTATTTGGACACTTCGGTTCGACGGCGTCTGGCCCAACGTTCTGGTGGGGCCTTTTGACTGATCGCCTCTGCAGCGATCCGACGCTCGTCTGGTGATGCGAAGATCAAGGGGAGGGGGTAGTAGGCGTACCCTGTAAAGAACCCGTTAGAGTGTCCCTTACGGCGGACCAGTGCATGATGAAACGCGTTGGTCTCCACCCCGAACAATCCCGCTCGAACGTCTTCGTAGTGACGGCGGTTGTCGTCAACACTCACGTAATAAATATCGCCTTGGTATTTGACGCGCAGGAACACGATCCCTTCGGTGGCGTGAAAGGTGCGCGTCCCGTCGGACCAGGTTTCTTCTTCCCAATCCCCTTCGGGTTGTTCGGTGACCTCAATCATGACGCCTCCTTGAAGTTCTCCACGATGTGCATAAAACGTTCTGCTACCGTATCACTGGGCATCGCCTGATCCAGACTCAGGTGGTCAATGATGTCGAGCATCAACTGCATTGGGTAGCCACCCACGAACAGTTTGACCAGTGCGTTACGAACCCGCTCAATGGCCACGGGGGATTCGTTCAGTGCGTAAGCGCCGGTAGTCCCTAAGTACCCGTCTTCGGTGAAGATGATTTCACCGGCGATCCCGGGTATGACCACAAAGGTCTTTCCGGCTTCGGTGGTGGCCGCATGCCGTATCCCGAAATTCCCGAAACGCTTTTCCGCAAGGCGGTCCTTCAAGATACGGGTCAATTGTTCAATGGACCCGAAGTGGTGTTGTTCGGCGTGGCTGAACTGTTTGGCGAACGGGCGCGTGTAATCGGTGTTATTGATGTCGTACTTTTTCATGGTCCAGTTTCCTTCAACTTGGGAGATAAAAATAAAGGTTGGGGAGCAGTGCTCCCCCAGGGCCGTCGCTTACATGAAACGACGGAACGCGTTTTCGACGGCCTCACCGACCGCGTCACCCGCGCCTGTGCTACCGCTGCTTGCACCGGTGCACCGTTTGACGCCGGCGTAGACGGCACCGCCTATGACACCGACGCCGAAGCCAATCGCCATTTTCTTACCGTGGCGACGGAAGAAGCCCTTGGCCTTAGTTTTGGTTTCAGTTGCCTGAGCTTCGTTGGTGTTGTTTTCGTTGGCCTGAGTTTGGTTTTCTTCGGTCATGATAATCACCTTTTTCTTTCGGTTTATATAGTGGTTGAGCAACCTTTCTTGGGTTTACTCACATTGGTTATATAGTCTTCAAATTCGTTTCAATCAAGCATAGCGCCGCCGAAACGGGAATCGCGACTTCATCTTCTTGGCTTTACTGGGTGGTAGCACGGTGTCTTCTTTAACCATCGTACTTTGGTGGGCCATGAAGTGGACTTTATCGCCCTTGAGCTTCCCAGCGCGTTTGGCGTCGATGAAGATCGAGAACCACGCCCGGCATTCCTCGCCGTCGGTGGGCTGGTCATAATCACTGCCAAAGGCGTGAACCGCTCCTTCCTGTCGATGTACCTTCACCGGTGTGTGTTGCGCGGTGGGTGATCGTGGGTGTATCTCAATCACCACCACTGACGAGGGACAGGGAACGATAACCCGAGTCCGGGACTTGGCCTCAATCTTCCGAGCCACGGCCATGCAGTCGTCTACGGTCAAGAGCCGTTCATCAAAGGACGCGGTGGTCATCACCTCTAAGAGCTTTTCATAAAAGGCCCAAAACGCCTGTGCGTCCCCGGTGAAGGTGATGGTGTTGAAACTGAAGTCGTCTTTGAACTCGATGGGGCGCGGGAGGACTTGGATTTTCTGGTAGTCCTGTACCGTGACCTCACCGTGTTCGTCAGTGACTTCGGCGTATGCGTCCGCAGTGGTGCGGAATTGATCCACAACGATTAGAGTCATGGTGTTCTCCTTTTATAATTCTTTCGTTTTGTTTATTGAAACCAATCAACCAATATATTCAAGGTTGTATAGTTTTAGGGTGTGGGGATCGAATATACAGTAGATCACCCCGCCATCAACAAGCATTGAGGCGTTCATTCTAACCACTACTGTATCCTCTCCATCGTCGCCCGCCGTGGTGTATGTCTCTTCCTTTAAAATTATGTTTTCAGTGAGTAGAGCATGATCAAAACCTGGGATTTTTGAGAATTCCGAAAGAACCCGTGACAAAACTCTATCGTCCAGACGAATTGAATTCGAGGCGGGTAGTTGATCGTAAGGATTTTGCATTGGACGCGGTGCCGATGGGTCACGGACACCCGTCATGGCTTTATGAACATGAACTTTACGTTCCATCAAGTGACGGATGAATTTAGCTTTCTCGCAAAGTTGTGTTTCAGTGTGTTTGGTCGTCTGTTCCATTGCAGGTACCTCGATGCTTAGTGGTTGTTCTTTGGTCAATCTTTCCGTATATTGCTTAACAGTATCGCTCTTTATAGCAAGGCTAATTATACAACCCGGTGTTTGAACCATCGATAGTTTGTCGATGTATTCAATGCCGTTTTCTCGGAGTCTTTTTCTCCGGGTTGGGTCGTTGAAAATATGACCAATTCGGTCTTTGATCACCTCACTATCGTGTTGATTTAAGCTTGGGCCGAACAGTGCCGTTACATCAACTTCAAGGCGCTCATGCGGACCAACCTTGTTTTTAGAACTGTAGAGGTCTTTTTCTGCAAGTGGATCTACAAGTGCCCGAATAACAGGACTATTTCTAAATTTGTATTTCAAGTAAGAGTTTGTCAGTTCGCTGACGTTTATTTTTCGTGACATGGGAGGTTCCTCGTTGTTTTTTCGTTTTATGGATTCACGGCATAGTGGGGGCGTGCCCCCACTAGCTGTAAACCGGTTCGTCGTCTTCTTTGGCCTTGGGGGTAAACCCCACGGCATGCGTCGGGGTCATCAGAACGTGCGTGAAACGCTCTGAGATCCACTCAGGCGCGTTTTTACCCACTTTCCGTACACGGAGTCGATAGGTCGGAAGTTTCCACCGTAGATCGTACTTGGCGGTCAGCTCCTCGATCATCTCGGTGAGCACGGGGTTGTCCACGTAGGTGATGTCCTCGTCCCTAAGCCGTGACCGTCCGTAATACCCTTCGTTGCGCAGCGTCAGGATCAACGCCCGCAGTTCGGGATTGCTGGGGAGTTTGTCGCCTTTGGGTTTGGCAACGGGTTTATCGGTGAAGGGTCCTGCCAGCTTGGACATGCCCAACGCAATGATGGCAAAGATGAACACAACGATTAAAAAAGCAGCCATGAGTATACCCTCCTTCGAGTATAGGTGGTAACTGTTCTTCACAGAGGTGATATAGGTGTTAATTCTTTTCTATTCGGTGAGCGAACGCGGCTCCAGAAACACCCTGCAAGGTTCCCCCCATGTAGTCGATACTAATGAAGTGAACGCGGTATTGATGTCGGACTTCATTGATGGCGGGGGCGAGCTGGCACCACAGTACATCCAGGAGTTCGTCGTACCGCTCTACCTTCGCCTGTGGCAATCCCTCCATCTCCAAAATGGAACGGACCAAGGCGGTTCGTTTTTCCCGAGTTTCAAAGAAAGCGGGGTTAAGATCGCGGCGGTAGTTGACGTAAGCTTCGATCACCGCCATGATGCAGTCGATGGTGTCCGGGGACCGATCGAGGTTTTCCACAAACCCCGACAGCAAGACTTCTCGCCAAAACACCGGATCGACGTGGATGAAAAAGTTTTTCATAAGTACCTCACTGGAGTACTTGGTACCCACTGAACCCAAACAGGGTTTCGTTCTTCACGTGGGCGACAAAGTCACGAACGCCCTCGGGGGGTCCGCACTCGATTAAGCATCCATGAATCGATTGGTAGAAGTCGTTCAGCAGTCGGGCGAAAGCTGACACATCCACGTACGTGATGTTTTCATTGGACAGTATTAACCCGGTCATCTCTTCGGGGGTTTCCTGAGCGCCATCGACGATCCCGGAGGCAATGTTCGCCGTCACCTCGTAACGGAACTGGACGTACTCCGAAACAATCTCCATCAAGTGGTCGACGGTATCGGGTGCGTCCTCCAGATGCTCTAAGAACGCTGGGAGGAAATGGTGGTGCCATTGGTTGACATCCACTTGAATAAAAAACGTGCGCATGATGAATACCGTTTGGTTCGGTGGGCTACACAAAGGTGATATAGACGTATAACGCGGTCGGATGCATAAAAACGAGTCCCTTATCGGGGACTCGTTTATGTGAACACCACCAACCCCAACAAATGTTGGTTTTCTTTCAGGATGAGTGTGACCCCCTTCAGGTTTCCGGACAATTGAACGAAATCCCGAAACGAGGGCACCACCGCCTGATAGATGTCGTCCCAACAGCGGAGAATCTGTTGGCGGGGAATGTGGGTTAACAAGGCCGCCTCTAGCAAGTCCTCGACGTAGATGTCCATGTGGTGGGCTTGGTTCTTACATTCCAAATGCCACCGCAGGTACAAATACGACCCCAGGGATTCCCCCAACATCATCGCCAAGTCTGGGTCGATGTAGTAGTCCTTGGACAGCCGTTGCCACATTTCGTCCAAGGCGGTCCGCTCTGAGGCAATGAAACTGCGCATGACACCCCCTTAATGCGTGGGGGTAAAGATTTGCAACCACTCACCTTTACCGGGTCGTTTGAAAAAACTGTGACGACGACGCTCGGTGTCCAGCTTGCCCCGCAGGCTGTCGATCTCACGATTCGACCGCATCAGTTCACCTCGAACGTAATCCAACCGCTTGTCTTTCAAGTACAGCTCGGCCACGGCTTTGTTGTGACATTCCCGGCTGACCTTCAGAGACTCCTCCAAAAGTTGATTGTCAAAGCGCAGTCGTTCCAGTTCTTTTCTCGTTTTTCGTCCGAACATACTCTTTCCTTACAGCTATACGGTGTCGTGCCCGCGTTCGATGAATATTTTCAGTGTGATGATGGAGGGGAACCGGTTGTTCACCACCCCCACTTCTTGTGGCATTCGTTGTTCATGTACCCCAAGCAGCACACCGTGGTAAGTCCTCAACTCATTGTCGGCGTTAGTTAAAAATTTCACCGGCATTCCAGGGTATAATAGGGCCGAATCGCCGTGCTGCCACTGAACCGTCAAGTACCGACCCCGACGTTGGGCCATCTTGGCGTAGTGCTGGAAGGGATTGGCGGTGGCGCGTTGCTCGGCCCAGCGGGTGTTGGAGAACCCCGATGGCATTTTAACCCCTTCCACTTCGTACATGTTGGTTTCCCGTTTGGCCACGGCTTTGTTCCCACCGTGTTCCACGGGGTTGAGCAGCTGGTTGGCGTCCATGAACCGGACCGCACTGCCCTCGTTCAATTGCCCAAACTGACCCCGGTCAAACGCCGTCGCGTTACCGGTGGCTACCACGACCACCTGGTTGTTGGTTTTCCGGTACGTGCGTTCCGCCCCGTGATAACGGTTCGGGGGTATGTTGAGGATGGTCAACACCCTAGGGGTTTCCTTGTACCGGGTCACGTGGTACATCGGGAACAGATACCAGATCCGATCTTGCAGGTAGCACCCTAAGCCAGACGGGTACACCCCACCCTCTTCGTTTTGAAACACCTTGGGTGCTTTGAGTAGGGGCAAACCGTGCGGTAGGATCAGATGCTCCCGAACGTCGGTATTGAACCCCGGAGCCAAGTCCACCCCATCGATCAGTTGTTTGTTGGAACCCGTCACCAGTTGAGTGGTTTCGGTCAACAGCGAGCGTAACGCGTGGGCGGGCGTTTGTTGACGATACATGCGTCCCACGGTGATCATCCGAGTTTGATAGAACCCCTCGTCCATCAATTGGAACAACACGGTTTTGGGCTGCGTCCGGTTCATGTCGTCCCGCGACCCCGCTTGAGGACTGCGGGTGGCAGATGCGGTTTCGTCCTGGTCCACAAGGATGGCGCGGTAACGTCGGGTATTGCTGCCCACATCGCCGCGTTGGCTGTCGGTGTTCTCATACATTGGAATGGCCGTCACATCGACCCAAACCTCGTCCCGGTTGGGGATGATGAGGTACGAGTAATCCCCCTTACCCATCATCACTTCCAGACTTACCCCGTCCCCGTTGTTGTTCTCGTAATCCCGCTCGATGGAGAAGTTGATGAGTCGCATCGGACTGATCCACTGGTTCCCAACCCGGAACCGGCATGTCAGTTTGTAGTTGACCAACCCATCGCCCCGAGAAGCGATGGCTTCAACTTCACGCATGAGCAGTGTGGAATCTACAGCCATGGGTTATTCTCCACTAACGCTTTCTCGATCCGGTCCACGATGGACACGTACGGTTTCAGTTCGCCTTGATCCGTGGTGATCTTATCCCGTAAGTACCGCTCGGTGCGGACGGGGTTCCGACGACGGTTCATCTGCATCAATTGATCACGCAACGGGTCCGCCGACCGTTCGTCCGGTTCGTAGAACTTGGAGGTGGAGTACAACGCGATGGCGATGGCTTCGAGTTGTCGGAACTCCTCGATGCTGGGGGCGTCTTCGGGATGAATGCCTTGGAACGCCACCCGCTCCCAATCGTGCAGGTGTTCTTGAATGTCGTCGTAGACCTCCACTGCGTCGCGTTCGTCCACAAAGTCGATAGGGGCACCGTCGTCGTGCAGAAGCGCCAAGCCAGCCGCAGTTTGACGCATGACGGAGGGTTCCATCAACCGCTGACGGTCGAGCGCGGAGTCGCCGCTCACGTGGTATCCGTTCTTCTCCAAGTAATCCAAGCCGTACAAGAAGATTTGAGGAATGCGCATTTCGTATTTAAAATGAAACAGTCGATACGCCGCCGTGTGCGGCTTTTTCTCCGTGCTCATGACGTTACTTTGCTCCTGCTCGTTTCAACAAACACCAGACGGCCGGGTAATAATAGAACCGTTCCAGGTTGTCCCAATCGTAAATGTGGTTCACCAGCCCATCCAACGCATCCAAGTTCAGCGCTTCACGGCGTAACGCTTGACCGATCAGCAATTCCAACTTGGACTGTGTTTCGCGGTCGTCTGTATAGAACGCTTCGCTGAAGGCGTAGTAATCGTCCACCGCCACCGGGTGAATGTCCGGGGGCAGGCGCCACGGGTCCACGCCTTCCATCATGGGCGTCGGTTGGAAGAACCGAAGACCGCGCTCGGCTTGGGTCTTATTGGGCCCAGCCAACGGACGTCGAGGACGCCCTTCCCGGAAAGGAAGGCCGGCACGATCGGCGTAGTTGTTGTCGTACTGGGTATCGACGTCGGTGGGGGCGTCGATGGGGAAGACCAGTCGATCTATGCCGGTGTACCCCAACGCCTGTAACGTAGGACGGCCTTTGAAGTAACTGGTGGTCACCAAATTGGCTTTCTGCGTTGCCCCGTACAGGCGGGTGTCGTCCATGCGCACGATCGCGTCCCACACCGTGGGTTGGTTCATCACCGGTTCGGCCGAGACGTTCATCTCCCGGACACGGCGCAGGCGTGGGTCCAGTGACGTGTCCACGGTTTGCAATACCGCTTTGGTGACAAAATGGTCGTAGGTCTTGCGCAGTTGATCTGGTACCAGTAGTGTGCTGTGTTCGGTGCTGAAGAAATCCGTCAGGTACCGCTTGATCAATTCCAAGTACAGTTCTTGGTACCGTTCGCCTCGGGCTTTCTCTTCCCCAGTGACAAAGGGACCGCAACCACTGACCAAGGATGCTTGGGAGTAATGGAACGTTTCAATGGTCTTGCGTTCCAGATCCGCCAACCGCTGGTTGTCCAGTTCTGCCACTAGGGCGTACTCGATATTGTACACCGAGTCTTTCAGAATGGTGGCGCGGGTGGATTCGGTCACCGTGAATGCCCCCACACGCCCGTCGCCGATGTCCGCAACAAACATGTCGCCTTTGTTGGGCACCAAGAACGGGTACGTGATCCCGCTCCCACGAACGTCCATGGTTTTCAGACTGGGGTCTTGACTGAAACTCAGTGGCGTGGTGACCTTCAAGTGCATCGCTTTCAAGCGACGATACTGTTGGTACACCGGGTCCCGGTTCAGGTCTTGTACCGTCGGCTCATTACTGGCTCCCAATACCTGAGAGAAGTAATCCACCGTCCAGTTCGACCCTTCCACCCACGTCAACAACGCGGAACTTGGCGTGTACTGGGTATCAACCGTGATGCCGTCGAACTTCTCGTGTTGGATCTTCGGCTTCACCGTTGGGGGTGGTTCGGGCAATGACCCTTCATTGTCATCTTCAAACAACGCCATGACATTTACCTCACGTTTGATTTGATGGTTAGAATTTCACCGTAGAGGACCGTTAGGGGACCAACGCGGACACGGTCCAATGGGTCGCCCGCTTTGTTGTCGGTGATTTGAACGGCCTTGAACAAGTCTTTGTCCTTCACCACGCCGGTGTGGTACGGGCTTTCCCACTCACCGCTTTGCCACGGGGTCTCGCCCCATTCAGTGCCCAACCACGGCCATGGCCATTGGCCGCCGTCCTCGGGGTCGCTGAGGGTGGACCCTTCACCCGGTGCGTCGGGGTTGGAATGGCGTTTGGTGCCCGATCCAACCAATGGTAACTCGTTATACGACTGCTCGGCCAGTGGGACTCCCAGCGACAGTAACGTGTTGTACAACACGGTTGGGTACCGGCGCAGGTGTTCGAGGTTGGCGTACGGGATGGTCATCCAGTTCCGAACGATGGAGATTTGGATGTGGTAGTACTTGTCCAGGTCCAACGGACGGTCAGCTTCGATGGTCACGGTCCCCGGTTTCATCGTCAGTTGCACATCGGTCCGGCGCTTCCGGTTCTCGTACAGTTGGAAGTCAAAAATCCCCGATCCGTCCAAGGCTTTGGCACCTCGGTGGTGGAAATACTCCAGAAAGTAAGGCGTGAAGGTAAAATCCCCCAGATTGGACAAGTCCATCAAGGTGGTGCGGTCGTTCTTTTTCAACTGCAACAACCCGGTGAAGAACGTCAGTCGTCCTTTGGGTTTGTGGTCCGGGACCCAGTCGTCGATGTCGGGGTACTGCACGTACGGGATGTTGTCTTTGGCCATCAACTCCATCAATCCATCAAAACTGCCTTTGGTGGTGCTGACTTTCCGATCCAAGCGTCGGAACGTTTGGTACGGGAGTTCCGGACGGTACTTCTTCCCGATGGCTTTGTTATGCACCAACATGGGCCAACGACAATACACCTGCATTGGTCGGTTGTACTGTAGGGTGTAGGTAATGGTGCTTTGGTAGTTGCCTTGTTCTTGGGTTTCTGGATTCGGGGGCGAGGTGGTAAAATCAAACCACCCGAGCACTTCGCGTTGGTGTTCGGTGACCACCCGCGTTGGCGACGTATTCGTCAACGTATCCGCCACGGTGGTGGGTACCATAAGGTATTCCAGTAGGTAATCTTCGAATCCCTGACCCGTAGGTAGCGCAGAAGCCTCTCTGGTCTCGTGTAGATGCTTTAACACGTGAAGGACGGGGGTTGGTAGGGCGTAGTGATATTCAAGGTCCTGGTACAGCTCAGCGCGTCCCATGGAGATGCGTGAGCGCATCTCGTCCACCCACCGTTGCGCGAGGGTGACGTTCGGAGCGTTGTACTCCAGGGTCATTGTTAAGGTTACGTACCGATACACCGGACGAAACACGATGTCGCGAGGCTCGTCCCAAAAAAGCGGCATATGCTCGGGCTTGGCAATCGGGGTGATGAGCGTGGTGTTTTCGTCCACCTCTTCGTTAAAACGGATAACCAGCCGGGCCTCGGCGGGGAACCGTACACCGGTATCGGTGCATTCCCCAAAGCTCCCCCCGTTCATGGGCACCGATTCGGTGTTGCCGGGCAGGTAAACTTGGGTTTCGCCAGGGAGGCGCATAATCCGGGCCAGCTGGGCGGTCACCGCCACGGCCACCCGTCGAGTCACGGACTCGTAAACGTCTGGGATACTGATCAATGCGTGGGGCATGGGCCACCTCATTGGCTGTTAGTTTAGTCATAATATCGGCCAGACGCGTCATAAAGGGCACCCGAAGGCGCCCTTTAATCGTACACTCAAAAGATCAGTCTTCGGACTTCTCTTCTTTCTTACCGGCTTTCTTGGCAGCACGTTCGCCGATCTTGATGAGTGATTTAGCCACGTCGTGCGCGTGACCGAAAGTCTCATTGGCCACACCGATACCTACCTTGCCGTAGCTGGTCGATAGTTTACGGAGTGCTTGGATGTCCTTGTTCTTACGGAACACTTTGAAAGACCGATCACCCTCATTCTTGGTGTAGCGTTTTTGCATGAAACTGGCTTTAACGCCAGCTTTCAGCTTCTCACCGAGGTCGTCTCCGGATTTCTCAATAACAACTGCGTACGCCTTGGCTGTAGTGAGTAGGGTCCGGATATCACTCACCTTCAGTTCAACTTCGTTGGGGAGGTCACCGACCTTACCAACACTTTCAAACTTGATCTTGCCCGCTTTAGCTTCAGCAAGGAGGGTCGCGGCGGTATCTTCTCCTTTCTCAACCGACGGAACTGCAAGTTTGACACCACCTAGTAGTGCCGAACCGTCCTTAATACCGGCCGGGATTTTCGACTCAGGAGTTGGTTCGGTTGCAAACTTCGAAACACGCTTGGATGCTTCTTCATCCTTTTTGGAGCGGATGTCTTTAACAGCCTCCATCATTGCTTTGGTAATTTCCTGCTGACGTGTTACTGACGCAGGTGCGTACTTACCCAAGAGAAACTCAACGGACTTCTGGTCTTGCTTGACCGCGTTGACCAGGTTGCTCGGGAAGGAACCACCTTGTGACAGTTTCTTGTTAACCCCTTTGACTGAAACAGTGACCGTCTCAGAAGAACCGGCACCTGACAGCTTCTCCAGAACTGCGTCGGCTTTCTTATTGATCGCTCTGGCAGCATCCCGGCGCTTGTTGGTAGCTTTGTCGCCCATGAACTTATCGTTCATTGCACCGTTGACCCGTTCGGGGGCGTAACCGACGCGGTACAACGCTTCGGTGGTTGCTTCCAGTGCTACCGTGTAAAACTCTTCCAGATTACCACTGTTGTAGTTTTCCAGACCAAGTTCGAAATGCTCAAGGCCCAAAATGTCCTTGTAGTTTTCCAGAGAAGCACTAACCACGGCCGCAAACTGCGGGGAGTACTGGTTGTTCTCCAAACCGTGACTCAAAATGTCATGGAAGTTTTCTAGAGATTCCATGGTCTCTTCGGTTTCGTCGATGAGCGCTTCACGACGACCACTCTCGTGATATTCAGCACGCTGATCGTGTTCGGCTTCTTCAAGGATTTCTTCCGCCTCGTACTCTTCTTCTTCGGTCACCGGCGCCACTTCAGGCACTTCGATCGGGGCTTCGTCTTCACCAACCGGCGCTTCGCTGTGCTCTTCCATGGACAGGTACTGTTTCAGTAGACTCATGTGTGTTGCTCCAAAATCACGTGATTGTTTAAGGATTAGCAAAAACCCGGAATTTCTGCTCATAAAGTAGAGCGGTCTTTCCGGGTTAGCGTTTTATTCTGCCGGTTCGTTGGTCTTCGCCAGCGCGGTTTCGATCAGTTCAAACACCCCATCGGCGACCTTACCAATGTGTCGGTACGTGCCCGTCATGGCGTACGAGATAAACTCCGGAGCGAACATCAACAGCGACAGCAGGCGCTCTACGATGTATTCATCAGCACCGCTCCACGGAGCGCTCTGACTTTCCGGGTAATACAGTTTCACGTCGGCCTGGAGCTTCTTCATCACACCGCGCGTGTCACGACTGGACAGCGACAGCATTTTGGCGTACTGATGAATCACTTTCAAAAGACCGGCCAGTTCGGCCTTGGTGACGGTTATCTCACCCTTCTTGGGTGCTTTTACCGCCGTGTTATGCATGAACGGTGGGATGGTGTTGACCTGACTGTCGATGATGTCGGCGGTGTCGGTACCGCGACGTTCGTGGGGTTCGTAGGACATGCGTTCGTTGTTGATGAACCCACTGCCATCCAACAGTTCTCGGGTCAAGGCCTCGCCAGGGTATGGGCGGTTCTTGAAGAACTTCTCGACTTCCTCTTTGGCCTGACCAATGTCTCCGTTCGGAGAGATTGACGCTGCGCCCAGTGCCTGTACGGACACTGACCGCATGCCTTCCAGCCATTTGAGGGTGCTGGGTACGTAACTCTTCAGGATGAATTCCACGGACTTTGCGTCCCGCTCAGCCGCCTTATCCAAATTCTTCACCAGCGAGCCTTGGGATGTGAACACTCGGAACGACTTCTCCAAATGCACCGTAACCTTACCGCTGGGCAACTCGTTGAGACGCTGTTGCAAGGCGTTGGCTTTGGTGATCATGGCCCGTGCCCGTGCTTGGCGACGATCGTCACGATCGGACTCGCGGTAGTCGGACAACGACAGCTCAAACCGGTCGTTCAGACCTTTCTTGAATTTCTGCCACATCTTCCCGAAGAATTCGTTGGAGACTTGGTAATACTGCTCCAGATCGTTCGGACTGTAATGCTCCAGGGACAGGTTGTCACTGCCAGCCACACCAGCGGCTTCAAAGCGGCGGGCGTAGGCACTGGCAGCCGCGACCATGTGGCGATGGAACTCGCCGTTTTCTAGACCGTGGGTCAAGATACCGCAGAAGTTTTCCAGGGCCTCGGTCTCATCCTTGGCCACTTGCTTGTTCTCGTACTCGTCGTGTGTCTGTGCGTACTCCACATCGTCGGCGTGGTGTTCCGCTTCAAGCACCGCTTCGGCTTCGCGTTCTTGTTCGTCAGTGACAGGCTCATCCGACACCGTGTCGATACCTTCCAATGCCAGATAATTTACCAGATTTCTCATGAGGATACTGCTCCTTATTCAATGTTTCGACGACACACCAATAGGGCCCCGCGCATGGAGCGTAACGCATTGGTTGTGAGGCCGTTATATGGGTTATTGATCCAACCGGTGGTTGCCCGTACGGCGTTGGCGATGGCCTGTGCCTCTTCTTTCTCTTGGCGGCGACCGTCTTCCAACTCAGCGGCACGCTCCACGAATCGGGACGTGGCGTGCATCAAATCGTTGATGGCTCGTTCCCGTTTGGCGGTGGCGTTCCCATCCAAGCTGCTTTGCAACAACTTGGCCAGTTTCAAGACCTGATCCAGACACTGATCCGACCCCAACAAGTTGAACTTGGGTAAGGCGATGCGATCCGGCATCTTACGGGGGGTCAGCTCAGAGTGGCGCAAGAAGAGACGACTCTGAACCACTTCGTTGAGCGATGGGCGGGGTGGTACACCCACGGCTTTCAATCGAACGTTACCCAGCAAATGCGGGCCGACCATGTCTTTGGGGTTGCGGCCCTCGAAGTGGTGTTTCAAAACCACACTGGGAGAGAGGCGTTCCAGTTCGCTTTGAATGCGACGGGTGTCGGAGACAAAGCTTTCGGCTAAGGGATCTATACCCCGAACCAGTGTCGCCAGCCGTGCCAATCCCGGAGTGAGGGTCCGATCGATGTAGTCGTAATACTCCCCCAAAATCCGTTCCAGGTTTTTCAAGCCCGCCACAACGTCACCGATCTTCCCCGGTGGACGGTAAAACACCGACAGCGCGGTGATGTGTGATTGCACCATTACCTTACCGTCTTTCTGTTGAGGTTTCAGCAATGCCGACCGCGATTCCATTTTCAGGTTTTCGACCTGGAAACGCAGGACCCGACACGACGCCAACGCGAGCTTGTTTTCATTGGTCAGGCCATTGATCACCGAACGAACGAACCGTTGAATGGCTTCCCAGACGTTCTTTAAGACGTCGTCAAACCCTTCCACACCTATCCGGGGTAGAAGGTAGTCGGTACCGACTGAAGCCTCAGTGGAATCGGTGTAGTCCTCGGTACCGTCCAACAACCTGAGCACCGAATCGGCGGCTTCGTGGTCGCCGTCCAACAACTCCGCCAGCTGTTCGGGTTCGGTTTGTGGCTCGTCCCCGTCGGCTTCGGTCGTGTCGATCTCTTCATGGAAGAATTCTTTGAGTCTGCCCATGATCGTACTCCAAAATAAAAAGGAGCCCTTTGGGGCTCCTTTTGTGGGGTTGTTAACTGACGAGCACTTACTCGCTTTCGGCTTCGGCTTTGCCGTAAGCGGCGATCTGACGTTCCACTACCGCCAGCTGAGCATTCAGTGTGCTCACGCCGTACGACAGTGCACCGTTGAGACCGGTGCCCAGCAGTTTCTGAACCGCCACCAGACCACGCAACATGGCGTCGACGGTCTTGCGCTGTTCGTCGTTCAGTTCGGCCTTGTCGGCTTTCTCCTTCAGCGTGTCGCCCGCTTTGACCAGTTCGTCGATGGCTTTCTTGATCTTCTCATCGTCTTTCTGGACCTTGCTGACCATGGCTGCAGCGGAGGCAATCTTCGACGCACTTTGAACCAGATCCAGCGGTTTGGCCACTTTCAGCTCGTAAGTT